TGCAGATTTTGGTCTGTACGGAACCCGGGGGTTTCGCGGCATCCCCGAAATGGGGTTGACCTGCGGTTTTGCTGATACCTTGTTGATTCCCGAAATGGGAGGAATGTCATGCCACCCCTACCTAAAGATCCTTCTGTGCGCGCTCGGCGCAATAAGTCGTCGACGCGGGCTACGTTATCTGCGGATCATGATGTGGTCGCTCCTGAGTTGCCGGATGGTGTGGTGTGGCATCCGTTGACGGTGCGTTGGTGGAATGACATTTGGGCGTCGCCGATGGCCCCGGAGTACACCGATTCGGATATCAACGGGCTGTTTCGTGTGGCGATGTTGTACAACGATTTTTGGACCGCGGATACCGCGAAGGCGCGGGCGGAGGCTCAGGTTCGGCTGGAGAAGGCTGACACCGATTATGGGACGAATCCGTTGGCTCGTCGCCGGTTGGAGTGGCAGATTGAGGCGACGGAGGATTCCAAGGCGAAGGGGTCGAAGCGGCGGAAGTCGGAGGTCGCGCCCGTGAGCCAGTCTGAGCCTGGTGATGATCCGCGCCTGAAGCTTGTGACGTAGCGGTTCGACCGAGGCAGCTTGGATGGCTGTACTTCAGGTGCCGGCCGTGGATTTGGCGTTCCCGACGCTGGGTCCGCAGGTGTGCGACTTCATTGAGGATCGGATGGTGTTCGGCCCGGGCTCGCTGTCGGGTCAGCCTGCACGTCTCGATGACGAGAAGCGCGCGCTGGTGTATCGGCTGTATGAGTTGTATCCGCGTGGGCACCGTTTGGCTGGCCGTCGGCGGTTCGAGCGGGCTGGTGTCGAACTCAGGAAGGGTGTAGCCAAGACCGAGTTCGCGGCGTGGATTTGCGGTGTGGAGTTGCATCCAGAGGCGCCGGTTCGGTGTGACGGTTTTGACGCCGCGGGGAATCCTGTGGGTCGGCCGGTGCGGTCGCCGGTGATTCCGATGATGGCGGTCACCGAGGAGCAGGTGTCGGAGCTGGCGTTCGGTGTGCTGAAGTACATCTTGGAGAACGGCCCCGATGTTGATCTGTTTGATATCAGCAAGGAGCGGATCGTCCGGTTGTCGCCTTCGGGTGGCGAGGATGGGTTCGCTGTTGCTGTGTCGAATGCTCCGGGGTCTCGCGATGGCGCGCGGACGACGTTTCAGCATTTCGATGAGCCGCACCGGTTGTTTATGCCGAGGCATCGTGACGCGCACGAGACGATGTTGCAGAACATGCCGAAGCGGCCGATGGAGGACCCGTGGACGTTGTACACGTCGACTGCTGGGCAGCCTGGTCAGGGCAGCATCGAAGAGGACGTGTTAGCTGAGGCGGAGTCGATCGCCAGGGGTGAGCGGCAGGACCCGTCGCTGTTCTTCTTTCGGCGCTGGGCCGGTGATGAGCATGATGATCTGTCCACCGTGGAGAAGCGTGTCGCCGCTGTCGCGGATGCCACTGGCCCTATTGGGGAGTGGGGGCCGGGGCAGTTTGAGCGGATCGCGAAGGACTACGACCGCACTGGTATTGACCGCGCTTACTGGGAGCGGGTCTATCTGAATCGGTGGCGTAAGTCTGGCTCTCAGGCGTTCGATATGACGCGCCTGGTGCAGTGCGATGAGACGGTGCCGGATGGAGCGTTCGTCACCGCTGGGTTTGACGGGTCGCGGTGGAGAGATGCGACGGCTGTCGTGGTCACTGAGATTGCGACGGGACGCCAGATGTTGTTGGGCTGTTGGGAGCGGCCTGAGAACGTCGAAGAGTGGGAAGTCCCTGAGCATGAGGTGACAGCGCTCGTTGTGGACATGATGGCCCGGTTTGAGGTGTGGCGCATGTACTGCGACCCGTGGGGCTGGGATTCGACGATCGCCGCGTGGGCGGGTCGTTTCCCGGATCGGGTTGTGGAGTGGGCTGTTGGCGGCGGCGGCAGTTTGAGGCGTGTGGCTGCTGCGACGCAGGGTTATGCCGATGCGTTGGCGACTGGCGATGCGGCGCTGGCTGCGAATGTGTGGCGGCCGAAGTTTGTTGAGCATATGGGTCATGCGGGGCGGCGTGAGCTGAAGCTGGTGGACGATACAGGCCAGCCGCTGTGGGTGATGCAGAAGCAGGATGGCCGTTTGGCCGACAAGTTTGATGCTGCGATGGCGGGGATGTTGTCGTGGGAGGCGTGTGTTGATGCGCGTCGTGATGGTGCACGTCCGCGCCCGAAAGTGTTTGCGCCTAGACGGATCTACTAGTCGCCATAGAGACAGAGAGGGGGTCAGCTGTTGACTGCTTCAACGCCAGCGGAATGGCTCCCGGTATTGACGAAGCGTATCGACGACGGAATGTCGCGGGTGCGTTTGTTGGCGCGTTACTCCAATGGGGATGCTCCGCTGCCCGAGTTGACGAGGAACACGTCTGCGGCGTGGCGTTCGTTTCAGCGTGAGGCGCGCACCAACTGGGGTCTGATGGTGCGTGACTCTGTTGCTGACCGGATCATCCCGAATGGCATCACGGTTGGTGGTTCCGCCGATAGTGATTTGGCGTTACGTGCACGGCGCATTTGGCGGGATAACCGCATGGATTCCGTGTGTAAGCAGTGGGTCAAGTATGGGCTGGACTTCGGGGAGTCGTATTTGACGTGCTGGCGTCGTGATGATGGTACGGCGACGATCACAGCTGACTCTCCTGAAACGATGGTTGTCAGCGTTGACCCGCTGCAGCCGTGGCGGATCAGGTCCGCTATGCGGTGGTGGCGGGACCTCGATGCCGAGTCGGATTTTGCGATTGTGTGGTCGGGTGACGGGTGGCAAAAGTTCGCCCGTCCGTGCTTTGTGCAGTCGTCGTCCCGGCGCAGGCTGGTGACGCGAATCTCAGACTCGTGGGTTCCGGTTGGTGATGCTGTAGTGACCGGTTCGCCGCCGCCGGTGGTGGTGTACCAGAACCCTGATGGCATGGGCGAGGTGGAGCCTCACATTGACATCATCAACCGGATCAACCGGGCTGAGCTTCAGTTGTTGTCCACGATGGCGATCCAGGCTTTCCGTCAGCGTGCGTTGAAGTCGACGGATAATGGGTTGCCGAAGGTCGATGAGAACGGCAACGCGATCGACTACGCCTCGATCTTTGAGGCCGCGCCGGGAGCGTTGTGGGAGTTGCCCCCTGGGGTTGATATCTGGGAATCGCAGACGAACGACTTCACTCCGATGTTGTCGGCGATAAAGGAGCATATTCGACAGCTGTCGTCGGCGACCAAGACTCCGTTGCCGATGTTGATGCCGGACAGCGCGAACCAGTCAGCTGAGGGTGCGCACAACATTGAGAAGGGCTTCTTGTTCAAGTGTCAGGATCGGCTTTCGATAGCGAAGATCGGCCTGGAGGCCATCTTGGTCAAGGCGATGCAGCTTGAGGGCGAGGCCGTTGAGGACACAGTGGATGTGTCGTTCGAATCTCCAGATCGTGTGACGCTGGGGGAGAAGTATGCTGCCGCCTCTCTGGCTAAGGCGGCCGGCGAGTCGTGGGCGTCTATCCGGCGGAATATCCTGAACTACAACGCCGATCAGATCAAGCAGGACGATCTTGATAGGGCGCGTGAGCAGATAACTTTGTTCGCCGGCAACTCGGTGCAGCGCCCCCAGGAAGATGGATCACGCTGAGTATGCGGCTGCGACCGCTGAACTGAGGCGCAGACTGCTCGAATATGTGTCCGCAGCGTGGACATCGGTAACGCTGTCTGACAGTGGACTGCGAGAGCTGACATCTTCGGTGGCACCGGTTGTCCAAGCGGCCCAAGAGTCGATGGCGGCCATGACTTCGGTGTACATCGCAGAAGTCACCCAGCAGTCACCGGTGCAGGCCGTCGAGGTTTCCGCGATTCGCGGTGTGCCGTCGGAGACGGTGTACGCGCGACCTGTGATCACAGCACGTACGGCACTGTCGGAAGGTAAGAGCGTCGCAGCGGCACTCCGGGCCGGTCAGCGTCGTATCGAGAACCTGGCGGGCACCGACCTGCAACTTGCGAAGACGCACCAGGCTAGGTCGTCGTTCGCCCGCAGCGGTGTCCAGTTCTACCGCCGCGTCTTGACCGGCAGCGAGAACTGCGCGCTGTGTGTCATCGCATCAACCATGCGGTACCGCAAAAACTCGTTGATGCCCATTCATCCGGGCTGTGATTGCGATATTGACGTGATCCCGCCGGGGATGGATTTCGACACGATCAGCACGGATCTTCTCAACGAGACGCATGACCAGGTGAAGGCGTTCGCGAGTATCGCGGATCGCGGCGGACGTGCCGTTGACTACCGAAAGTTGATCGTCACTCGGGAGCACGGCGAGGTTGGGCCCGTCCTCGCATGGCGTGACCAGAAGTTCTCAGGCCCCAGAAGCATCCAGCGCTGACCCCGGCGGTCTGGATAACGCACACATGGCCCGTAACGGGCATGTCACAAAGAAAACCCATCCGCAAAGGAAACAAACCCTCATGTCTGATGATGTGACAGCAGAAACGTCGGAACACAGCGCCGTAACGGAGCCAGTGGAACCGGCAGGCGACCAGGACGCAACCGCCACGGTTGAGGAGCCCACGCAAGCTCCGAAACCAACTGAGACGGTCGAGTTCTGGAAGAAAATGGCCCGCAAGAACGAGGCGCAAGCCAAGGAGAACTTCGCGGACGCCAAGAAGTGGCGGGAGTCGCAGGAAAAGATCGGCGATGACCCGCTGGCCCGGATCGAAGAACTGGCACGAAAGTTCGAGACGGCTGAGCGTGAACGCATCCGAAGTGATGTGGCGCGTGAAACGAAAGTCGACCCGGAGTTCATTCATGGCGATACCGAGGAAGAGATGCGCGAATCCGCCGACCGGTGGAACGAGTTCGTCAACAAGCGGATCGAAGAAGCGCTGAAGGCCAAAGCGGCATCGTCGGCCGTGCCGACGTCGGAAGTCACATCAGACAAGAAGGTTGAAGGCCCGAAGCCTCTCACCCCGGCTGAGTACGCGGCGCTGCCGCCTGCCGAGCGAAAGAAGGCGCGCGAAGAGGGCCGACTTGACAGCTATCTACGTGGAGAACTCCACTAACACAGAAGGGAGCCAAAAATGGCTTTCAACAACTTCATTCCCGAGCTCTGGTCGGACATGCTCCTGGAGGAGTGGACCGCCCAGACCGTTTTCGCCAACCTCGTCAACCGCGAGTACGAAGGCACTGCAAGCAAGGGCAACGTGGTGCACATCGCTGGCGTGGTGGCACCTACCGTCAAGGACTACAAGGCCGCTGGCCGGCAGACCTCGGCGGACGCCATTTCTGACACCGGCGTCGATCTGCTCATTGACCAGGAGAAGTCGATCGACTTCCTGGTCGATGACATCGACCGGGTTCAGGTCGCTGGCTCGCTGGAGGCCTACACCCGTGCTGGTGCCACGGCCCTGGCCACCGACACCGACAAGTTCATCGCTGATCTGCTGGTGGACAACGGGACCGCGCTGAGCGGTTCGGCACCTACGGACGCTGATGACGCGTTCGACCTGATCGCCACGGCGCTCAAGGAGCTGACGAAGGCGAACGTCCCGAACGTGGGGCGTGTCGTTGTCGTGAACGCGGAGATGGCGTTCTGGCTGCGGTCGTCCGGGTCGAAGCTGACCAGTGCAGACACCTCCGGCGACGCTGCTGGTCTGCGCGCGGGCACCATCGGGAACCTCTTGGGCGCCCGGATCGTGGAGTCGAACAACCTGCGGGACACCGACGATGAGCAGTTCGTCGCGTTCCATCCGTCGGCGGCGGCGTATGTGTCGCAGATCGACACCGTTGAGGCTCTGCGGGATCAGGACAGCTTCTCTGACCGTATCCGTGCTCTGCATGTGTACGGCGGCAAGGTTGTCCGCCCCACTGGCGTGGTCGTCTTCAACAAGACGGGCAGCTAGTGCTCGCTACTGCCGATGATGTTGCCGCGGCGCTGGGGCTGTCCAGCGCCGCGGACCTCACTGATGAGCAGTCAGCCCGGGCCGACGCGCTGCTGGAGCGTGTCAGCGATGCGTTCCAGCGCGCGTCGGGTCGAGTGTTCACCGATGGCGTCACCCGTGTGCGGGCGAACGTGGTCAACGGCAGGGTGTGGCTTCCCGGACTCGTGGTCGAGGTCCGCAGCGTTGAGGGTATCGACGGCGCTGCTGTGGATTTCACTCAGGATGGTGACTATGTGGACGTATCCGAGAATGGGCGCCCACTGGTAACCGGAACGGTCGTGGTGGTTGAGTACGTCGGCGGCGGCGCGCCGGAAGCCGTCACGGCGCTCGTCGCGTCCGTGGTTGCGCGACATCTGACAGTGCAGCCCGGTTCGGTGCAGTCGCAAGCCGTATCACTCACGGCTGGTCCGTTCACTCAGCGCAACGCAGAGTGGGTCTCAAGCACCTCATTGTTCACCGCCGATGAGCTTGCCGAGGTTCGCCGGTTCGCGCATCCCATCCCGACTATCACGGTGCATCGGCTGTGACGTTCCCCGTTTCGTTCACTGTGACGCACTACCCGCACGTGGGTGATGATTCGGATGGACTGGGGAACACGATCCCGGTGTTCGGGCCTGGTGTTCCGGTGGGTGCTATTCAGTTGGCGCCGCATGTCCAGGTGGTTGGTTCGGCGACGATGACCGAAACGGAAGTTGTCGATGTGGACCTGTATTTACCAGTGGGTTCACCAGTGGCGGTGAAGGATCGTATCGAGTTCGGCGCGGACGTGTTCGATGTTGTCGCGGTTCGGGACTGGACATTGGGGTTCCACGGCTGGGCGCCGGGTCTGGTTGCCGAGTTACGAAAGGCGGCTTAGCTGTGGCGAGTGGCCCTACAAAGAAGAATCCGCTGGCGAAGTTCGGTATCAGTCTCGACGACTTCGACAAGCTGCCCGAGGTGAATCAAGGCGTCAACGAGTTCATGGATGAGGTTGCCGCCGCGTGGAAGCAGAACTCTCCGGTGTCGTCGGGCGATTACCGCGATTCGGTTCAGGTGACGGAACGCTCCACGAACAAAGGCCGCGGCAAGGTGGGCGCGACCGATCCGCAGGCGCACCTTGTGGAGTTCGGGTCGGTGCACAACGACGAGTATGCGCCGGCCCAGAAGACGGCTAAGCAGTTCGGCGGCACCGCTTATGGCGATCGATAGCGCTCCGAGTATTCACCGCGTGCTGGTGCAGTGGCTTTCTCCGCTGGGGAAGGTTTCGACGCGCAGGGTGGCGAATGATCCGTTGCCGCACCGGGTTGTGCGTCGTGTTGACGGTGTGGATGCGCCTGAGGTTGCGCAGGATGTGGCGGTTGTGTCTGTGCACACGTTCGCCGCTGGTGATGCTGCCGCCGACGTGGAGGCCGGTTTGACGCATCAACGGATGGTTGAGCTGTCGTTGAATCCGTTGACGTTGATCACCCTTCCGGGGGGTGTGCTGGTGACGATTGATTATTGCCGGTCGTTGATGGCTCCGATTCCTGTTGAGTACAGCGACGATCCGCATGTTGTTCGGTACGTGGGCCGATACGAGGTCGGCCTGCCGTACCTGTCCTGAGTTTCAGCCCGAAAACAACCAAAGAAAATAAAGACCCTCGCCCGATTTCTGGGGCTTGGGTCTTTTTTGTTTCGCCGGAGTTCTTTTTGCAATCCGGTCCCCCCATCATGATTGAGAGGAGCGTCCTATGACGCAGCCAATGACCGGCACCGACTGGACCGCCGGCGGATTCACTGACATTCACAAGCCGTTCATCGAACGTGGCGGTTTGCAGGCGGTGTTCATTCGTGACAACCGCGGCGCCGCGACGGACATATCGCCGTTCGAGGATGACTGCGTGACGGTGAAGTGGTCTCCGTTCGCGCAGGACGGCAAGATTCGCGACGACCTGTTCATCCGCCGGAAGGTGAACGGCAAGTACGAGTACAACACCGACCCGAATGAGGGCTGGTGGCACATCGGCTGCAACCCTGAGGATGGCGGTGCTGAGCGCACCCCGGATGTCACGTCTGACGATCTGATGGTGCTGCAGTCGAAGTTCCCGGTCGATTCTGAGGTGACGGAGAAGTCGTATTCGGTGCGGTTCGTGGCGCTCGGTACGGCCGATCCGCTGATTCACCGGCTGGAGTCGGAACTTCCGTTGTGCGACAACGACGGTAATCCGCTGGTCGCGCTTCCCGGTACCCCTGACTACGGTGAGGGTCCGCTGCTGGACGCTGACTCGGCGGAGTACCAGCTGCTGCTGCTGTATGCGCGCCGCACCTCGGGCGGGTTCATTTACCGCGCTGAGGGTTATCCGGCGGTGAAGCTGGACGACCAGGCGTCCAAGCAGCGGTCCAAGACCGATCCTGATACGGCGGACCTGACGTACAAGGTGCTGCCGAACGAGTACTTCATGCGGCCCGATCCGGCTGGGACGATTGCCCTGGTTCCCGGCTACTTCTACGTGTGGATGGGTGGCCCCGGATGGGCTGAGCAGTACTCGGACGGCAGCTAGCCAGAAAAGCCCCTGCCGGGTGGGTGTTTGTGGCGCGCCGCATGGTGCGTCCGGGGCTGGCCCCCACCCGGCAGGCCCCTCTCCCTCAGCCCCGTCTTTCAGCCCCGTGATTGCGTGAAAGGAAGCCCCAAATTCTCATGACTACTTCGAAGCCCACCAACAATGGCGCCGCGGCCCGTGAGCAGGCCACCGAGTTCGATTCCCCGTTCGCTGATCGTGTCCTTCGGTTCGACGACGGAACTACGATGTCGATCCCGCCTCACCCGAATCTTCGGATGCTCGACGACGACGCTCTGGAAGCTTACGAGGCGTACCTCGAAGAGATCGAAACTTACGACCGGGAACCTGACCTGTACATCCCGGAGCAGACAGTTAAGGACCGAGACGGCAACGAGATGGTCCTGCCGGCGGAGACCCGCCCCGGCGCGGTGAAAGGACCCCCGTACTACAAGGACGGTAAGCGTGTGTCGCCGCCGCGTGAGGTGCGGATCGTTCAGGTCGTGTTGGGCATGGACTCCTACGAGGTGTTGCGGTCGAAGAAGATCAACGGGCGTCCCGCTGGTGCGCGTGATGTGTGGCGGGCGTGGACCGAGCAGGGCTTCACAATCGCGGAGCGAGCTGAGTCCGACTCGAAAAGTGATGGAAGCCCAGTGGTTTTGGAGACTGTATCCGAGGCAGATAGCGAGTGATCTGCGGCGCTTCTTCGGTTTGAGTGTTGCGGATTGGCATCAGGGCAGGCTGTCCAGTTTGGAGTTGCTTGACCTGTTCGGGGTGCGGTTCGTGGACAACACCGAGGAGCGCGTTCGGGAGTTGTATGTGGATTTCGCTCCTGTTGATGGTGCGGTGGCGCGGGCTGTTCGTGGTGGCCGCTGGTCTGAGCCGGAGTTGATCGCGGCGGAGACGTATAACGAGATCGCCAGGTTTCGAGCGTCGTTTCATGCGTCGAAGAGTCGTAAGGCTGTGTACGAGCCGTTTGCGTTTGAGGATCCGGTTGATCGGCTGGAGAAGGCGCGTGCGTCGGTTGAGGCGCATGAGTTGCAGCGTGAGGTTGAGGCCGATCTGTTCGGCTGGTGACGGGGAGGTGAGTGTCTGATGCCTATCTACGTGGACATTATTTCCCGTCTTGATGAGCGTGCTGCTGCGGTGGCGGCGAAGAACATTGAGCGTGAGATGGAGGCGGCTGGGGCGCGCGCGGGGTCGTCTGCTGGTCGTGCGATCGGTGAGAATGTGGGCCGGGAGGCTGCGGCTGCGGGGCGTAATGCTGGCGAGCAGTTGTCGCGTGAGGTTGATCGTGCGACGCGTCAGGCCGGTTCTCGTATTGTTGATGGTTTTTCGTCGCATGGTGTGTCGGCGGGCCGGGGGTTTGGTTCGTCGTTTGGTTCGTCTTTGGTGTCGTCGTTGCCTGTGGCGGGCCGGTTTTCGGCTGCCCTGTCGGGGTATGAGGGTGCGGCGTCGAAGGCTGGCGCGTTGGCTGGTCGTGCGTTGGGCACGGCGTTCACGGCCGCCGCGACGGGCATTATCGGCGCCGCCGGTGTTGCACTGTTCAAGGGGTTTGATCGGTACAAGTCTCTTGATGCGACGTCGCATCGCCTTGCCGCGATGGGGAACAGCGCCGAGCAGGTCAAGACGATCATGTCGGATATCAACGAGGTCGTCGTTGGCACTCCGATTGCGTTGGACGAGGCGGCGAAGGCGGCTACTCAGTTCCTTGCTGGTGGGGTGAAGCAGGGTCGCCCGTTGCAGGCGGCGTTGACGGCGATTGCGGACGCGGCGGGTGCATCTGGGCAGAAGTTCGGCGACCTGGCCGTCATCTTCAACCAGGTGTTCAACAAGGGCAAGCTGCAGGCTGAAGAGATGTTGCAGCTCAATGAGCGTGGCATCAATGTTCAGGCGGCGTTGCAGAAAGAGTTCGGCCTGACGAGCGCTGAGATTCAGAAGATGTCGAAGGACGGCACGATTTCGTTCGGCATGCTTGTGCAGGCGATTGAGGGCCAGTTCGGTGGCATGTCGAAGAAGCTGGCCGACACTGTTGACGGCGCCTTGTCGAACATGAATGCCGCTGTGGGGCGTGTTGGGGCGAACTTCATTTCGGCGTTGTTCGGGGACCCGCTGGACACGACGGAGGGTCCTGGCGCGCTTGCCAAGTCGATCAACAATGTGACCGACAAGCTGAATGACCTGAACGCGTGGATCGTCGCGCACAAGGACGACATCAAGCGCACCTTCGAGGAAGCTGCTGAGACTGCGCAGGATTTGTGGGATGCGCTGTCGAGCGTAGTCGAAATGCTCGACCGGATCGGTATCAGCGTTGGGGACGTGGTGACCGCGTTCGTGGCGTGGAAGTCCATAGCTGGCATCACGGCGCTGACGCAATCTCTCTCAACGGTGAGCACGACATTGGCCGGTCTTCCCGCGACGGCCGATAAGTCGGCCAAGGGAATCTCTGCCGCGTTGTCGCGTGTGGCGGTCCCAGCGTGGCTGGCGTTCCTGGTTGCGCAGAACGGCCCTGAGATTGAACAGGCCATTCAGAACGCGATTCCAGGTGCGGATAGCTGGAATCACTCCAATACGCCGGATCAGTTGGGTCGCAGTGCCCGTGAGTGGTGGGACCGCAACATTCAGGGCGGCACGGGGGTTGATCCGCAGCCGTCTCCGCTTCCTCAGCTCGGCGGCGGGTCTGGACCTGGCACGCCAACGGTTGGCGGCATTCCGATTCCAGGGCTTGTGGGTACGAACTCGAACGGTCCAGCGTCCCCGTTCGGTAACCTTCCCGGTCAGGTTCCATTGGATGTTTCCGTGGAGGATCGCCGCGGGCGTCGTGGTGGCGGCGCGCCTGGTTCGGATGGGGCACCCGCGGATGGCCCGTTGGCTGATCTGTTCCCGGGCGCGGTGGGGGCTGCTGATGGTGGTAGTGGTTCTGGCCCGAAGCTGCCGGATGCGCCTGTGTTGCCGTATGACACGACGCTGCCGCCGGGGATTGCTGGTATGCCACCCGACGCGGCCGTGTTCTCCGCTGAGTCGTCGTATCTGGATGCGCGTCACAAACTGGCGGAGAAGCGTGCCCGCGCCGCCCAGCTGGAGCAGTCCACCGAAGCCACCGAGCAGGACCGCCTCAAGGCCCGCAACGATGTGATCGAAGCTGAACGCGACCTTCAGGCCGCCGAGATGCGCATGAGTGATGCCCGCGCGAATCAGTACGAGAAGCTGACGAAGCAAACCGACAAGCATGTCAAGGATTTGGGGCAGATCGGTGCCCAGCTTGATCAGGATTTCGGTATCTCGAAGGGTTTGGCGGGGATCGCGGAGAACATCACGAAGTTCGTGGCGAACCTCGCTGCGGCACCGTTGTTGGGGCAGTTGCAGGCCATTTCGGCCTATAACCCGACCCAGGGTGGGCACGGGTTGATGGGTGTGCTCGGCGCGCAGGGTGTGTTCGGGCCGCAGTACCAGAACAACCAGTACGACCGGGGCTCCTACCCGTCCGCCGGTGCGACCGGTGTGTCCATGACGCCGATCGGTGCCTATCCCGGCGACGCGGCGCTACTCGCCAACGTTCCGGCGGGCCGGTACGCGCAAGTCCAAGCGGCCGACCTCACGCAGGGTTTGGGTGACTGTTCCAGCGCTGTTGAGGATCTGGTCAACATTCTCGATGGCAGGTCCACCGAGGGTAGGTCGCTGTCCACGTATAACGCTGATCAGTGGTTGCAGTCCCGAGGGTTTGTGCCGGGGTCGGGTGGGCCTGGCGATTTCCGTGTCGCCTTCAACCCCTCGCATATGCAAGCCACCTTGCCTGGTGGCACGCCGTTCAACTGGGGCAGCGCTTCCGCTGCCGCGCGGCGTGGTATCGGCGGCACGGGCGCGGATGATCCGTCGTTGACGTCGCGGTATTACCGTCCGGTGACGTCGGTTCCTGGCGGGTCAGCGGCGGCGGGTGCTCCGGGGTTGTACAGCCCGCAGAACACCAACCCTGCGTTGAATAACCCGCCGGCTCCGGTGTCGTCGGGTGCGTGGGCGCCGAATCCTGCGCCGCTGCCCACCACGGGCGGCGGTGGCGGCCCGATGGCCGCTGGCGCACCGCAAGGTCTGTTCACTGGCGGGCCGACGAACACCACCAACATCGGGGCGAACGTCGCACCGTATGCCGGGTCCGGTTCCGGTGGTATCGGCATGGACGGTGGTGGTGCGCTTGGCATGGCGGTGCAGGCCGGTGGTATGGCGCTGGACGCGATGGCCCCGGGTGCGGGTCAGGCCGCGCAGACTGGGGTGAAGCTGATCAACCGTGCCATCGAGTACGGCGGTCAGGTCGCCGCGATCGGCGCCCAAGGGTTGATGGAAACGTTCTTGCCTACGGGTGGTTCGGATTTGGCGAACAACAACTGGATCACCCGCATTGCGGGGGGGATTGCTGGTGCGGCCCCGGCGTTGCCGAACCTGGCCGGACAAGCATCCCAGCAGCGCAAGGACATTGACCCACAGGCCACAGGCCAGGGTCAAACCCAAGTCAACCAGGGTGGCGACACGAACATCACGGTCAACAACCAGCGCGCCACCGAAGACGGAACAGGCCGCGACATCGCGTATCACCTGCAAAACCAGTACGTCATGCCGGGAGGGTAAATGGCTAAGAAGCATTACCCCGCCACTGGTGTAACCCCGCACGGATGGTATGACCTCGCCAAGGGTGAAAAGCCGATGATGTGGCTCGACGCCTACGACGGGTCGATCACTTTCCACATGATGGGCGGGATGGCGGTCCCTGACCGGGTTGTAGCCCCGGAGATGGTGCACCTCACATCACTCAAGGGGTTGATCCCGCCGTGGAAGCACATCGACCAGAAGGGCGCCACCGAGGACGGAATCACCAATATTGATGCGCTCTACGACCCGATTGAGGTTGAGGTGGGGGTGGAATGCCGTGGCCGGTCGCCGAAGTGGACGCGCAGGGTCTACCGCGATCTGGTCGCGTCGATCGACGCGAAGCAGGAATCGACGTTGAACTTCCTCACCCACGACATGGGGCACTGGTGGGCGCCGGTCAGGTGGTTCCAGGGCGCGCCGCAAGCACCGCTGGAGATCGGCAAGCGGCAGCGTGAAAGCTTGCGCCTGCGGGCCGATTCGGGGTTCTGGCGCACCTACGACTACGCGGCGAGTTTCCAGTTCGAGTACGAGTCGATGACCGACACGTTCAACTATGACACGTCGGGCACGCAGGACCTCGGCGCGGACTGGCCGCTGTACTACGAGGGTGACGGCGGCGGGTACATCTACTCCAACGGTGACCAGGCGAGGTGGCGGGACGACCCGGACGATCCGCTGACAACGGATACCCGCGAGGTGGTGTGCGGGCCGTACAAGGATTTCGACACCGACACCGACAATCAGGTTGTGTCGATGGTGCTCGGCGGGTTCCAAGAGTGGAGCCTGCCTGATAGTGGGGCGAACGACCTGTGGGCTCGCATGGGCCGCGACAGCAACGGAGACTGGGACGGTAATGGCATCCGCATGCGGGTGCAGGGCAACTGGATCAAGCTGTCGAGGTTCAACAACTTCTCGCAGACGGTGATGTTTCAGCGGCCGCTTCTGGTGGCCCCGCTGATTGGGGAGAAGTTCACCCTGGTTGCCGGGTATGAGGGCGATCCGCGCATGTTCAAAGTGTTGCGCAATGGGTTGCCGATCTTGTCGCACAAGGAAACCGGCACTGGTAGCGAGCTTGGCCCGGATTATCGGGGTATTGGGTTTGGTATGCAGGCCGGTGGCGCGTTGATCACGCAGGCGACACCAGCTCCGGTGCGGAAAGTGTCGGCTGGCGACAATGCGAATGTCACGCAGTCTGGGTTTGTGTCGATGGTCAATGTTGGTGACCAGCCGATGTATTGGGATGCGACCTTGTTTGGCCCGGGCACGTTCCGGTTGTATGACGGTCCCGGCGCGGATGAGTATGTCGAGTTTGGTCCGCTGCTGCCCAATCAGATTGTGTTCCTACGTACCGACCCGCGCTCACAGACGACGTTAGTGCAGGATTTGACGTCGGTGCCGCCGTCGCCGCAGGAGTTGAACATTTTCCAGCAGGCGGTGAAGTCGTTGTTGTCGTTCTTCTCGGAACGGAACGCGTTCACCGACCAGATTGGGTCGCTGTTCGGGATTGTTCCCCCGCAGGGCAATTTCTATAAGTACCTGTCGGGCCGGTTCAGTGAGAACGCGGCGATCCCCGCGAAGTCACCTGGCGAACCGGCGCAGCAGTTCTTTGTGAAGACAGAAATTGTTGGTGGCAACGCTGACTCGAAGGTGATTCTTTCGGGGACTCCGTTGCGCCGCTACCCGATGTAGCCCCCTGTAGTGGCAAGCCCCGGCCGATACCTCGGTGAGGGGTGAATTTGTGGCGCCTGTGAACCAGGAAAGGAGGGGATGACGGTTGTCGAAGTTTGAACGCGAAACAGCCGCATGGCAATCCGCCCTCCAGTCCGGCGACCCGAACAGGATCGCACGAACCGCGCGGGCGTTGACAGAACGCAAATCGAAGGTAGACACGTCGTTCCGGTTCACGGTGTGCGACAAGTTTTGGCAGCCGATGGGCGCTGTCGGTGGCGACCTGATCGAGGCGTCGGGTGCTGACCCGCGCAACGATGTTGAAACCGGCCGGATCGTCCTCAAAGGGAACAGCCCTCTCATCCCTTTGTTCATGGACTGCAAAAAGACGATGGTCGGTGTCATCGTCGAGACAGCCGGTTTGCGGTATGCGTTCTACACGAAGAACCACACCTACGAGTACCGCGACAGCGCATGGACCGGCACCGCTGAACTGCGCGGTATACGCGACATCCTCAATTACTACGTGATTTGGCCGTCGTGGTGGCTGCCGATTCAGGCACAGCCGTTCTCGCACGCGATCTTCGTGTGGGCGCTGCAAACCGTCGTGGAGAACATGGTCGCAGAATGCGCTCTGCGGTTGCAGTCCGGGTGGCTGGAGTTCATCAACAACGGACTGTCGTTAAACCCGGATATCCGGGCATGGTTCGGCACCGTTCTGCAAGCCCTGTCGCGGGACGGGCTGTCGGTCCAGGCGTTCACCCGCATGCTGCGAACCCCGGTGTATGTGTCACGCACCAATCCACTGCTGGACACGTCGCCGATGGTGGCTCGCACAGTGCGGATGGAAACCGTTCAGGCCGTCATCAAGGACGTTACCCAGTCGTACGGTGTGGATACCCGCATGGATTTGTGGCTTCCAGGTGATCCGCAGCCTGACAGGTGGTCGAACCTGGACCAGCCTACCTACGTGTTTTCCACAGTGGACCGGTCGCAGATCACTGGTCCGACGAAAACCGTGCTCGATTCGGTGCTGCGCACCACGATTGACCTTGGCGGGTCGCTGGGGGACATCTTCAAACCTGTCATCAAGCAGGTTCCCGGCATGGACGGCGTGTTCTATGCGCCCGCGTTGGGTGTGGATTTCGAGCAGCCATACGCCTACTTCGTGGCCCCCGAGCCGGGTGAGGACACCGGCATCGATGCGTGCACGATCACTGACCACACACCTGAGGGTTGGCAGCACATTATTGGTGGCCGTAGCCCAAAGTGGTTGAACGACTTGATGAATGCCACCTTCGCATGGCTGATCGACTCGCTGATGATCGTTGTTGGATTCACCGGCATACCGTCCGATCTGCTGTCGGGGTTCCTGAACAACAGCTTCCTGGCGTTCCAGTTGATTCAGCATTACGACCGCCGTGACGAAGTTGGCCCGTACCATCCGGCGATCGAGCGGTTCTATCCGACAGCATCAGCGCCGTACAACATCGAAACGGTGTTCGCATTCATCAACGCCTTGTTTGATTCGCAGGGCAAGACGACGGCGACGGTGCAGTTCCGCAACGGTGCCCAGTATGCGTTGGGTCGGGACGTTTTTCGCGGCGGCCTGATGTCGCTGGTGTTCATGTCACGTACCCGAATGGTGACTGACTACATCGAAAACGTCATGTGGCGGGTTTCCCAGGATGAGCGGAAGGTGATCGCGCAGTTGGGGGATGGACGCAAGTCGGAGGCCCCGTTGGCGAAGCATCAGCGGTTCATCACGGGGATTTTTGAAACGTTGTCGGTCCTCACGCTGTCACCTCAGGGATAAGCAGCGGTCGTCCTTTCTCTTTCTGTAACTCGCCCAATGTGAATGGAGCGTGCCTTATGTCGTGGCCCTTGAATCCTGCTGGGACTCACTATTTGTTTGAGGGGATCGTGGAGATTCCTGTCGACCCTACGGCGGGTGCGGCGATCCTCCAGTTGCGTCCGCAGGGCGGTATCGGTGTTGGTGTGCCCGCGATCGAGAAGGGTGATCCGGGTGTGCCGGCCACGTTTGATGCGACGGTGAATCTGACGGAGCTGGACCCGGACGATCCAACCCCGGCGGAGGCGTCGTTCACTGAGATCACGCCACCTGGAACATCCACGCCGGGTGTGTACCGGTTGAACCTGGCGCTGCACGCCGGTGCGAAGGGCGCGGATGGTGAGGCGGTGTGGGACCCGACGGATGTTGATCCGTCGCCGGTTGCGGGTCAGGTGCCGGTGGTGAATTCGACTGCTGATGGGTTTGTGTTGGCGGCGCAGCGTGTGGGGGACCGGTATGTTCCGGCGTCGATCAACAACACTGCATCGGGTAACGCGAACTCGACTTTGGCTCAGGTGTCGATCCCGGCGCAGCCGTTTGATTGGCGGCCGCGTGTGCAGGGGTACACGGTGGTCACCGGTGAGGGTGCGGATGTTCGGGTTGATTTGGTGGCCCGGTTGAACGGTGAGACTGGCGGCAACGTGATCGGCCGGTGCCCCGGTGTGGCGCAATCGGAGCGGCTGACGCTTGTTTCGGGACCTGCGGCGGGCTCATCGGATGGGTTTGACCGTGTGGCGGCCGGTACACCGGCGACGATCTATTTCCGGTGTGAACGTCAGGCGGGGTCGGTGACGTACACGACTTCTGCTTCTACGTCAATGTTTTCGGTTGAGGTTTGGCCGCTGTCATGACGTCATCGTTTGATCCGTTGCCGGAGTGGGCTCATGCGGTGCCGTCTGAGCCGGGTATTCACCCGGAACAGTCGGCGTTGCAGTGGCAGCGTCCGTTCACCGTTCAGCAGCTGCTTGAGATTGGTGAGCAGTTCATCGAGCAGTTTCTGGCGTGGGTGGTGCGCGCGGTCGCTGGGGTGTTCATCCCTGGTGAGGCATCGTTCGACCAGTTGCGTGATTGGGCTTTGAACATCCCCATTCTCGGGGACATTATCGAGGCGATCACCGGCATTGTGGGTGGCGGGGTTGAGGAACTGACCCAGTTCTTCACGAACGTTCGAAACTTCTTCCAGTCGATCGACTTCAACGATCCGAGTTTCAACCCGCTTCAGGCTGCGGCGCAGTTGGTGAACATCATCCTTGCGCCGCTGCGCAATTTGCTGCCCAGTTTGTTGACGATCCTGCCGATCGGTGGCATATCAAACCAAGCACCGAACATTCTTCCTGCCCCGAAGTTTCCTGAGGGGTCGGTGGGCGAGAACGCGGATTGGGTTGTGGACCCGTCGCATTCTCGCAGCGGGGATGGTACGGGCGCGGCGAAGGTCGTTGCCGATGGCACGTTGAAGGCGCTGCGGTCGGGGCAGAATGTTGGCGATTTCTTCGCGGTGAGCGAAGGGCAGACAATCACTGCCCGGGTGTTCGTGTCTCACAACGATTATGTGGGTACGGGCGCGCCGATTCGGTTGCAGCTGGTGCCGTACATCGACGGCGTTGCACAGGCCCCTGTGGATTTGAACGCGTACGCCCCCCAGGACGCGAACTTGGCGTGGCCCGGTAAGGAGCTGTCGGGGGAGTATCGGGTACCCGCTGGGGTGACTGGTGTGCAGACCCGGTTCGTGGTGACCGAAGACGCCACTGCGGGCACGTTCTGGTGGGATGACGCCGAGGTCAAGCAGACCGGCGTTATTCAGCAGTCGTGGGTCGAGGGTCTTCCGGAGATTCTGCAAACCTTGTTGGCGCGGGTGCAGTTGACGATTGACACGGTGGTGTCGGCGATCCGCGGCGGCGTGCAGACCGTTGAGAACACTCTGGAGGATTTGTTCGACGCGTTGCGCAACATCTCCCCGGAGTCAATCGCGGGCATGCTCGGCCCGGAGAATCTGCGGGAAACCATCGAGAACATCGTCAACAGCATTGTCGGTGGCCTGGTAGGCATTCCGGGTATTGGTGCTGGCATCGCCGACCTGTTCAACGTGTTGCAGGAGATCGCCTCGCGCGCCAGCTTGGGGTTGTTCTCGTGGGACATCCTTGGCATCAGGACCAACAAGCCCGTCGATAGCGGTTTGTTGCCGTCGGAGCGGTCCAACTTCCCGCTGTCGAACGTCACGACGTGGCTGGAGGCCACGCAGAGCAATTCGCTCATCGGTGTTGACTTGATTGAAGAGTCGATGCCGCTGGGCGTGGTGTCGTGGATCGGCTACGGACTTTCAGGGATCACCGAGTTCTACGTCAACATCTGGAAGGTCGACTTGGCGTCGGGCGACTGGACGCTGGTGCACCATTCCCCGAACATCGTGGGGCTTTTGGGCGGCACGGCCTCCCCCGGGGAGTTCATCTCCTACGAGCTGGATGACCCGGTTCCCGTGGTGGCGTCTGAGGCGTACGCCTATGAGCTTGTCCCCGTGGGCGGTACGCATTATGTGCGTGGCCGTGTGGCGGACTTGCCGAATCATCCGACGTCGCAGATTGTGTCGCTGGCGGCCACCAGAAACAACACGTCGCCGGATAGCCCGCCGTCGTCGATTGCGAAGGCGTCGGTGACCCGCTCGGGCGATGTGCCGTGGGTGAGCATCGCCGTGGATACGGGTTCCGGCGGTGACCATCACGATCCGTTGAAGGTCTACCTTGGCACCGCGGCCACGGTGTTCCCGGTTCCGAACTGGGTGAACTACATCGACCCGGTTGCGGTGGGCGGTGGTGGTGGTGGTGCGCAGGGCTGGGCATTGGGCATCAACGGCCAGGCCGGTCAGCCCGGGAAGTTCAACGCCACCACATGGGTGCGCGGTGAGCATTTCGGCGACAACGCCATCATCACCCTCGACCCGGGCGCTGGCGGCGTGGGCGGTCCGGGTGACGGCGCGGCCGGCGGTAACACCACGTTGTCTATCTCAACCCCCGGTGGCGACACGTATTCCATTGTCGCCGAGGGCGGCGCGGCGGGTACCACTGAAGGGTTTTTGTCGAAACCTGTTGGCCGAGGCCCGGGCACGTTCACGTTCAACGAGCAGGACTATGTGGGCGGCGTTGACCAGAAGGTCATGGGCGGCCACGGTGCGCCCGCTGGTGGTGCCGGTAACGGCGGCAAGGGCTCGTTGGCGGCATTTCAGTCCGGCGGAAATGGCGCTCCTGGTGGCGGCTGGGTGTTCTTCCGGCCCGACCCGCTGCCTGACCCTGACCCGGATTTGACGCCCCCGACGCCCCCCACGTTGGTGGAGCTGGTCGATTCAACTTTCAGCACTATCACGATTACGTGGTCTGGAGCTACTGACGTATGACAATCAAAGGGTATTTTGTTTACGCGAAAGAGAAGGACGCTTCGGGCGATTTCGTTCAGTTGAATCCCGACCCGGTGTTGCCGCCGTATGAGACAAACGGTTTGAAGTCGAACACCACGTACGAGTTCTATGTGAAGACGGTGGACAACGCGGGCTGGTTGTCGGACCCGTCGGATACCTACGAGTTCACCACTCCCGCGCACACTGCGGGTGATTTGTTGTCGCCGGAGGACCAGGCGATGGTGGATTTGATTGTGGAGGAGTCCCGCGCGGAGACCGGCCAGCCGGGGGTGATGTTGCAGATCACCGGTCCGCGCGGGAACTATGCGAAGGCGTATGGCACCACCGTGGGCGGCACGGTTCGCCCGTTGACGTTGGATGACCACTTCCGCATGGGTTCATCCACGAAGATGTTCACCGCGATTGCGTTTTTCCAGGCCGTCGATAAAGGGTTGATCTCGTTGGATGACACTCTGGAGCAGTACGTTCCGGGGATTCCGAACGGTACCGCGATCACGATGGGGCACATGCTGTCCATGCGGTCGGGTATCGCGGAGTACACGGCGGGTATCAACGCAATCTGGTACGCCCTGTTCCCGACGTGGCCTTGGACGGGTGCGAAAGACATGCTGGGGACGATGAAGGGGCCGTCAAACTTCTATCCCGGCACCGACTATCTGTACACCAACTCCAACTTCGCACTGATCGGCATGGTGCTGGAGATCGTCGACCCGGCACACCGGCCGATCAAGCAGATTTTCAAAGAGGACATCATCGACCCGCTGGGGTTGACAGAAACGTCGTGGCCACCGACGGGTCCAGTTCCGCCCCCGGCATCTATCGCTGATGCGATCAACCCGAACTTTCTGGACGCGGCGGGCGCGTTGGCGACGAACATCAACGACTACACGAAGTTTGCGGAGGCGTTGCGGGACAACGCGATGGGACTGTCCCCGGAATCGTACGATACGTGGCTGTCAACGTTCTGGAAGCACCCCACGGGGTGGGACCAGTACGCGAACGGGTTCTACATTCCCTCCGAGTACTACTACGGGTTCGGTATGGAGTCGTTCGGCACGTGGTTCGGGCATCCCGGCTTGTTCTCGGGCGGCTGGTCATCAACGATTTTCTTTGAGCGGGACTCGGGTGCGACATTCACGCTGCACGAGAACTCGAATACCTCCAACCCCCCGGCCGCGGGCTATACCCGCATTTGGGTGCGGGTGGCGGAGTATCTGTATCCCGGCACGATCACGAATGACCAGAACTGGCCGGTGCCACCAGAGCCGGTGGACCTTGGGTTCGACAAGGTTTCCGACCCGCTTTCCGGTGTGGGCAGCAAGCAGATACAGTTCGCCGCGTCGGATGGCGCTGCCGTATTTGTGGTGATGTCTTGGGACCGTGCGGGATCGGCCCCTTCGGTCACGTATGGCGGGCAGTGTGGCACCCTAGTCGGCTCGGTGTCCAACGATGACGACCCAGCGAATGGTGGTTTGGCGATCTTCCGCATGGACGCCGCAGGGTCCGGCGTGGCCCGCCCATTGAAGGTCACCGGCCCAGGGTGGATTAGTGCGTATGCCATCTCATTCAATGACGTGACGTCAGTGGGTGTGCCGACCTATGCGCATGGAAACGGCACTGCACATACGCAGTCGGTAACCGTTTCGAGTGGCGTGACGCTACAAGCGTTCGGCGCCGGCGGCGGCGCCTCGTATGACCTTGAGCAGATTGTGGGCGCCCGGTTGCGCGCCAAGCAAGAGGGCACCAACCCGCTGTTGTGCGTGAACACCACAACCAAAACGGGAACGGTCAGCGCCACCTCGTCGCGGCCGAATAAGTGGGCTGGCATGGCGGTGAACTTGCAGATTGGGGGATGAGCGTGGCTGTTGGCTGGTGGGCTGAGTCCCACGTCTCGTTCGGCGTCACCCTCACCCCGGAGGTGGGATTCCACTATGGCGGGCCGAAACAAGAGTTCGGTGTCACCATCACTCCAGAGATCGGCATGTCCGCCGTAGCCCATAGTCGCGTGGGTTTCGGGTTGTCGGTGCCGGTCTCGCTGGGAATGGGGGCGGCCAGCCACAGCAAGGCCTCATTCGGTCTGGTGTTCGCGCCGTATATCGCGATGCGTGGTCCGGCCGCGTTCGAGCCGGTGTTTCCGTCCGAGGATTTGTATCCGTCGGTGTCGCTGTTCCCGACGCCGCGCGCGCAGTCTCCCGGTTTCGGGTTGTCGTTCACGCCGAGCCTCGGGTTCGAGGCCGCGCCGAAGTTTGTGCGGTCGTTCGGTATCGAACTGGACCCGCAGGTCGGCATGGGTACCGCACTCGGGTTCACGAAGGGCTTCGGGCTCGAACTATCCCCGCAGGTTGGAATGTCCGGCGCGGAGCGGTATTACCGCGAGTTCGAGCTGACATTCACCCCCGAAATCGGTATGGACGCCGTGGGTAATGATGGCGTTGACCCGGTGGCGTTCGACGCAGCATCGGCAGTGAATGCAGGCACGGCTGACTTCACGTATTCGCATACGGCAACCGCTGGTGCGGCGGTTGTGGTTGCGGTGGTGCTGACCGGGTCCGGTGGGTCGATGGCGAGTGTCACCTACGGTGGTGTGGCGATGACGTCGATAGGCAGTGTCGACCTGGACAACACCGCCGCCCAGGGAACATTGTTTTTATACTTCATCAACGATGTTCCAGGTGGGGCGCAAACCATTGCGATCGATAAGAATGGGTTCACGTGGTGCCGGTCAGCAGCGGTGTCGTATCTGAATGTTGGTTCGTACGGGGCGTTTAACAGCGCCTATGGCAGCGGTACGACGGTGTCCCACCCAGCCACGTCGGTTGCTGGCGGGATGGTGGTGCAGGCGCTTGGTGTGCGCAACAACGTCACCATCACACCGTCTGGTGGAACAACCCGGGCGAACGCCAGCAACACCGGTGGCTCCATGTCGATAAGCGACTCCACGTCGTCGACCACGTTTGCGGCGACACTCGCCTCGTCCAACACATGGGCATCTGCGTATGTCGTCCTCAATCCCGCATAACTCGAAAGGAAACAATCATGGGTATTCCCAACGCAACTCACAAAGCAGCATCGGACGCTATCGCCGGTCTCGGTGACTGGATCAGTGTGCATACCGGAGCTGCCGGCACCACAGGGGCGAATGAAGCCACGGGTGGTGGATATGCGCGGGAGCAGACGTCGTGGACGTCGGGCTCCACGGGCACCAACACCGGCGACGAGGTTGAAATCTCCGTGGCGGCAGGCACCTACGTGGAGGGCGGCATCTGGTCGGCCAGCTCGTCGGGCACGTTCGTCGGTTCGGAAGCTTTCGACGACGGTGACGTGGAGGTGTCCGGCACTGGCGCTTCAATCTCGGTGACGCCCCGCATAGTCGCCTGAAATCCTGGATAGGGGAACTGTTTTGAACATCAAAACTGATCATCAGATCGTCGCGTTCGGCAACGACATGATGGGCTTGTTTGACCGTGACGGCACGTTGATTGTGCAGGCCGCCCGCGTGGTCGGCGGGTGGGAGGTCACCGCCGAGGGGCGGCCCCCGGCGACCGTGTTGGATCGGTCTTCGGCGATCACCGAAATGATCAACACCGCCCTCGCGGTGCTTCCGGGTGACGGTTATTCGTGCCTGGTGCCGAGGGGTTTGCGGGCGCAACCTTAGGAGGGGGTTTGGTATGGCTTATTCGAAGCAGTCGTGGGAGAACGTTCCCTCAACGAACACCCCGTTGTCGGCGGACCGTCTCAACCACATCGAGGACGGTATCGAAGGGGCGCATGAGGGGCTGGACGATAAGGCCGACCTCGCCCACGACCACGTTTTGGCCGATGTTACCGACGTCACCTCTACTGGCGCGGCCATTGCTGGCGCGGCGGATAACGATGCAGCACTGGAGGCTTTGCAGCCGGAGTTGGACAACAAGATCCACGAGATCGTCGACTACTACGCGACCAACGAGTTGGATGTTCAGGTGGATGCTTCCGATGTGGTGTCGGGCACGCTGAGCATTAATCGCATCCCCGTGGGTAGTAGTGGCTCCACAGTGTGTGTTGGTAATGATTCGCGCCTGTCGGACCAGCGGACACCCTTGGACAACTCGGTGACCCTGACCAAGATTCAGGACGGTGCGATCACCAACGCGAAGATCAATACCGGCGCGGCGATTGCGAAATCGAAGCTGGCTTCGGATGTGCAAACCTCACTGGGTAAAGCGGATTCGTCGGTGCAGAAATCCGGCAGCGCGTCCGGGATGTGGATGGGCACCACCCTTCCTGGTACCGGCACGGCGGGTGTGTTATACGTGGTGGTGCCGTGAAAGTTTGGAACGGCACGGCGTTCGTTGACCCCACCGCGTTCAAGGTGTGGAACGGGTCGGCGTTCGTCAACCCTGAGTTGTACACGTGGAACGGGACCAGCTTTGACAAGGTGTGGCCGTCGTTTGAACCGTTCACGATCTCCAGCGAAGACCCCGGCTACGAGGATCTGATCGACGAGCCGGTACCCGAGGGCGCATCCGGGGCATGGGTGACCCTGATCGGAGGCGGTGGCGGCCAAGGATCCGGGGCCCGGTCCAGCACCACCACCGGCACGCGCTACGGCGGCGGCGGTGGTGGCGGCGGTGCCCGAGTCAGGGTATGGGTGCCGATCGAGGCGATGGGCCCGACCTACAGCGTGACGCGCGGCAACCGAGGCAACGCCGGCGCCAGCGCGGCCACCGGTAGCAACAGCTACAGCGGCAATGCGGGGACCGCGGGCGCAGCGTCGACCTTCTCATCGGGAAGCGTGCACCTCACCGCCGGTGGCGGGTCGCCTGGCAGCGCTGGCACCAACACCTCGGCGTCGGGCGCGGGCGGATCTGGTGGAACGCCAACAGTAGTGGGTGTCACCGGGGCAGAGGCCAGCAACGGCGGCAACGGCGGCAAGGGCGGCAGCAGCCCGGTTAACGGTCAGGACCACATCAACGGTTCAGGGCCGGGCGGTGGCGGCGGCGGCGGCAGGAGCGCAGGCGGCGTGATCTCGGCGGCTGTGTCCGGTGTGGGTCTGCCGATCGGTGATGTGGTGTTCGGGCGTGGTGGGCAGGGCGGCAATGGGCAGGGCGCGGGAACGTCGTCTACCTCTGGCCCTGCCACCGCAACATATGGCTACGTCCTGATCGAGTGGGAATAACCCGCTAACGGTTCGGGCTCACCAGCGCGGAGTTGATACTTCGCCACCGGACTTGGCTACGCCAACTTTGCGGCGTTCGACTCATCGGGAAATCTCTATGTCACCACCAATACCAACGATGTCGGGAAGGTCAAAAAGATCACCCCGGGCGGCTCGGTTTCCGATTTCGCCACCGGATTGACCCTCGCCCAGTTTGCGATGTTCGGCCCCTAGTGCCAGTTAGAAGGAGGCTCGCAATGAACCACCCCGACAACTACACCATCTTCGGTATCGAAAAACCTTTCCCTTGGGTCGGTCTCGGCCTCGGCCTGCTCGGCGGCCTGATACTCACCGGGCTACTCTCGTGGGTGTTCGCCACCGGAAGCGTGGCGCTCGTCGAGAAACTCATCGACGACCGACCCGACTTCTAGGCCCGGCAACTACCGTTACTGCATAAGAATGAGGAGTGACCGCAAAAAATGAACCCGTTCAAGCATCCGAGCATGTGGCCTGATTGGTTGGGCGGCCGAGCGTTCTGGGCGGCCATATCCGTGTTCTATCTCGTAGGCATTCCCGTGTTGATTTTCGCGGCGGCGACCTGACGACCGACCCGACTTCTGACCCACTGACTCCATCGACCCCGCCACCACCTGAGTGCGTGGGGTTTTTCTATGCCCGAAAGGAACCCCGACATGGACCGTCTCGGAATCATCCTGCTCAAACTGCTCGGACCACTCGCCGACAGGATCGCCGACCGCATCGCCGACAGGATCACCGAGAACCTGCCCGACCTGTCCAACTTGGACGACCAGATCGTCGCGAAACTCCCCGACCTGACCAACCTTCCAGCGCAAGTCATGGACATCATCGACGGCGCGCTGCGCTCCATCCCCGTCCTCGGCGGAATCCTCGGGAGCAAACGGTGACCACGAAAGATCAAGTCGCCCAAATCACCATCGCCGAAGCCAAGGCGCGCGGCTACACCCGCAGCGAATGCCTGGCGATCATGTCCACCTTCTACCAAGAGTCCGGCTGGAACGACACCATCTGGGACCCCACCCACACCACCTACGGCATTGCCCAGCAGGACGGCTCCTACCCACACCGCTTCGACGGTGCCGCAGCCCAAATCAAAGGCTTCTTCGACAAGCTCGACGTGTGGCGCGCCAAACCCGGTGCCAGCACCGATATATGGCTGAACATCTGCTGGATGCAGCAGGCCCCCAACTGGCCCAGCGCTGACTACTGGTACGCCAACGGCCGCCGCGCCTACCTCACCGAAATCAAGTCACGCATCGCCACCGTCACCCCCTACCTCGACAAGTACTGGCCCACCACTGGAGGTACCGACGTGCCCGACGAACCACGCCCCGACTTCAACGAGTTTCCGATCTGGTCGAACAACAACAGCGCCCGCAGCGGCAAGCCCACCATGTTCCTGATCCACACCCAAGAAGGCGGCGGCGGGGACGCTGCCGCCGAGAACCTGGCGAAGTGGTTCCAGAACGGCAACGGCGTCTCGTACCACTACACGATCTCCCAGGCATCCGATGGTGGTGTGACGGTGGTCGATTGCGTCGACACCGACCGCGCCGCCTGGTCTGTGGGCAACGCCAACAGCATCAGCATCAACCTGTGCTTCGCGGGGTCGCGAGCATCCTGGATGCGGGATCAGTGGATGAAGCAGTCCAACGCAATCGACGTCGCAGCATACCTCGCGGTGCAGGACGCGAAGAAGTACGGCTTCACCCCGCTCGTGGTGCCACCGCCGTATACGAATGGGCGACCTGGCATCTCGGACCACCGGTGGGTGACCGACGTGTTCAAGTGGGGCACTCACACCGACGTCGGAGACTGGTTCCCGTGGGACTACTTCACAGAACGCGTCAACCACTGGGCGGCTGGCGGCAAGACCGAACCTGAACCGCCGAAGGTGAAACGCTTCCCGGACGACTGGACCGACCGCGAAATTCTCGTCGAGATTCTGCGGCAGCTCCGCGGCTACAACCTCGATGGCTGGCCCCAGCTCGGCGGCAAGTCCCTCGTGGACGCGGTAGCCGAAATCCGAAATGTCGTCTGCGACAAGTAGAATCGACGTGACGGGGCCGGGTGCGCGCCAACGCATCCCAGCCCCTAACCCCATCACTGAACTGAGCAGAGAGGGGCTAGCAGTGGATGCTACCCAAGAGCAATGGCGCCCGGTAGTCGGCTACGAGGGCATGTATGAAGTCAGCGACCTCGGCCGGGTTCGATCGGTTGACCGCTGCGTGGTCACTAAGTCGGGTCCGCGCACCTACCGGGGGCGTCTGCTGCATCAGCATCCAGACGGGCGCGGATACCTCCGGGCGAGTCTTTCCAGGGTCGGGGACAAGCCGCGGATGTTCAAAGTGCACCGACTTGTACTGGAGGCGTTCGTCGGTCCACGACCTGGCAACCTGTCTGGGTGCCATAACAACGGGATTAATACGGACAACCGCCTTGAAAACCTGCGCTGGGATTCGCACACAGAGAACATGCTTGACGTTGTCCGGCACGGGCGGCACCACTATGCGAAGCGCGACAGGTGTCCGAAAGGCCACGTATTCAATGAGCCCAACACGCTGATTAGTCCAAGAGGCGCACGGGTCTGTCGCACGTGCCAGAAGCAATATAACGATCGTTACTACCAGACTGCATGCGACGAAAAGCGTGCACGCGGCTGGATTCCGAAGCGCGAGAGAACGAAATGCCCACTCGGACATGAGTACGACTACTTCTACGTCAACAAAAGAAACGGCAAAGTGACGCGGCACTGCAAGACGTGTCGTGCGCAGAACCACCGAAACTTCAAGAAGCGAAGGGCTGGCGCATCGTGCGTATAGCGAATGCATATGTAGGCTTGGGCGAAGGTGATATATCGCCCGAGGTGGGAAGGGTGAAACAACTTCTCAAGAAAAAGTTCACCCCCGCGCGCAACACCCTCGACGACAGCGACGTGTTCACTCCCGCGCTCACTGCCGAAGTGAAACGCATCCAGGGCATCTACACCATCGAGGGCAAGCCGGGCGCCCCGCACTACATCGCCGGTGTGGTCAACCTCGAGTTCAAGTACGACGTCGGCCTGCTGAAGCGGCCGGCGCCGGTGCTGCCGATCATCTTCACGCAAGAGGGCCACCAGTCGAACATGTTCTTCGGGCCGTGTGCGTCGACCGCCAGCCAGCTCGAACAGCAGGGCGTGTGCCACTGGAAGCCGATCGGCGATTGGAACACCGCGGCGCTGCCGTTCGACAAGAGCGGCATCGACGCGTGGGTACGGCAGCTGTCGCGCCACGAGATCGAGGGCCCACCGGTGGATCCGAACAACCCGAACGGCCCCAAGATCATGTGGCCGTTCCCACCGGGCACGCCGTGGGGCGGCATCGGGTTCAGCCGCGGCGCCAAGGACTTCTGCGACTTCATGACTCGGCACGTCATCCCCGTGAACGCGCCGCTGCACTACCGGCTGGCCGACTTCCGCCGCGGCCTGGCGTTCGGCAACCCGCGCCGCGCGAAGGATGCGATCTGCTCGTGGGCGCAGTCGCCGCCCGACCCGGGCACCCACGGCATCATGGACCGGCTGTTCGACGCGCGCGCCCTGGGTATCGCCGACCGGTGGGCCGAGAACGCCAACGACGAAGACATGTTCGCCGAGGTCGGCGACGACGCGGCCGGGAAGAACCAGACCGCGATCGCCCGGATCATCACGGAGAACTCGTGGATCGGCGGCCCGACCGCGTTGTTCTCGCGGGTGCTCACCCTGTTCGGAAACCCGGTCGGTGAGGGCTTCGGCATCGTCAAGGCGATCTTCGACGCCGTCATGTTCCTCGCCGCCAACCCCAATCCGCACTACTCGACGTTCGCCACACCGGGCGACGTGGAGTGGATGCGCGGCGTCGCGACCTGACCCCGCGCTGTCCGACAACCCAACCATCAGAGGGGAAATGCAAGCCATGTTGACACGTTCGTTTTGGATCGACGCCGCCGAACGCGCGGCCCGCACATTCGCCCAAACCGCGATCGCCACACTCGGCGCGGGCGCGGTTGACCTACTCGCCACCGATTGGGTGTCAGTGCTGTCAGTGTCCGGCGGCGCCGCCGTGGTGTCACTGCTGATGTCTATCGGCGCGGAACGCCGCGGTAATCCCGGAACGGCTTCTGCGACTAGAGCGGTCACCGCCGCATGATCTTGGAATCGGTGCGCGAAGCAATGGATGCCGCGTACCAGCCTGACGACGGTATCGACCTGATAGGACTGCTCATCATCGGACTGCCCTCCACCATCGCCGCCATCGGAACAGGGATCGTCGGCGTACTCACCGTTCGGGGACAGCGCAAAGGCCGGGAGCGCGCACGCCAGATCGACGCGAAAACCTATGAGATTCACGAGCAGACCGTCAACACCCACGACACCAACATGCGTGACGACCTCGACGAGATACGCGATCTGGTGCGCGACGGATTCAACCAGATCCAACGCGACATCGGCGGACTGCGGGAGGAGCTGCGAACCGAACGACTGGAACGAATCGAAGGCGACAAACGCCGCGACCGGTAACCACCAGGAAAGAAGGGCGCACGAATGTCACTACTGGCCGATCTCGCGGGCCTGCAACCCCGCACATGCCCCGCATGCGACTGGGCGGGCGCCCGGTCGAAACAGGAACGCGCAGAGATAAACACGGCGGTGGAGTCCGCCAAACGCGGCGAGGTTCAGTTCACCGACGTGCTGCGAGTACTCATCAAACACGGCATGCCCGACATGAATCCGCAATCGTGGCGGCACCACGCGAGGAACCATCATGTCCCTGACTAGCGACCTACGTCAGGTCCGCATCGCCGAAGGTGTGCGCAACAAAATTCTGATCCTCGACGTCGAACGGCTCCCCGGCATCACCGAACAATACTGGTGGGACAGGGGCGACCTGAAGAACCGGTACGTGCAGTACGAGACGGTGACCCGAATGCCGCGCACCACGATCGTGTGCGCCAAGTGGTACCACGACGCCGAGGTCATTCAACTCGCGGAATGGGACAGTGGTGGCCGCAAACGGTTCCTGCGGCGCGTGCATAATCTGCTGTCGCAGGCTGACATTGTTGTCGGGCACTACATCGACGAGGCGGATGTGCCGTGGCTGAAAGGCGACCTGCACATCGAGGCTGGGTTGCCGCCGCTGCCGCCGTTCAAAACGGTGGACACGCTGAAGGTGTTGCGCCGTGAGTTCAAATCCGGGGCGCCGTTCAAAGGGTTGGATGCGTTCTGCCAGATCGTCGGGCTGTCTGCGAAAACTGATCGCTACGACCGGTTTGCGATGGAACGCGCCGTGACGGAGAAGAGCGCCGTGGACCGGGAACGTCTCATCGCCTACTGTGCTGGTGACGTCATTGCCACGCAGGGGTTGTACGACTTCCTGAGGCCGCACATCAAGAATCATCCGGCGCTGTTTGTGGACGGCGAGGACAAGCTGACGGTGTGCAACCGGTGCGGCAGTGAAACCGTGTTGATTCCGCGCCGATATGTGGCGAACGTGCTGACCTACACGATGCGCCGCTGCACCAGCTGCGGCGCGCATTCGCGGTTGTCCATTGAGCCTGAGCGCATGAGCGTTGTGCGGGGGGTGTGACGTGAACATTCGTGTGTGTACGTTCCTCGATCACGGTGTGACGGTGGGATTCCTGTGGGACGCGATCAAGGCGTGGGTTCGTCGTGATGTCTGCTGATCCTGTTCGCGGCGCGATCCAAGCCAGCCTGGACGCGATGGGAGACGGTTGGCAGGTGGCCCACTATGTGGTGGTCGTCGGGTTGGAACGCATCGACGGCGACCGCATGGACTTGGGTGCTACGACTGTGATCACACCTATAGGTCAGGCGGGGTATGTCACCGATGGTTTGGTGAACCGTTATTGGGATGAGTCGTCTGATGAGTGATCCGCAGTTGGAGTTGTGGCGGTCGGTGTGGCTGGCGGTCGTGGCGGGGATGATCGTCGCGCTGCTGGTTTACGTCCTGGCTTAATCTTCGGATTGTGAAGGCAGCCGCACCCCTTGCACTCTCCAGTGGTTATCAGGGCTCCACGCTCGGGAAACGCCAGATGTGATGACGTCCGATCTCGGACAGAGTTGTGTATTCGTTGACTCTGATGAGTAGGTCTTCGTCGGATTCCTGGCGCTCCCTGTATGCCCAACCCCCGCGTTTGCTGACGCCGGGTATAGGCGGAATGTTCGGATCGAACTCGACAACCCAATTGTTCTCACGAAGCATCCGGTAAAACGAACGGAGACGCTTCAGCTTGTAATCTTTCATGCCGTTGCCGCGTGTGGCGATGTATTCGCCATGATCCCTCAGGCGTTTATGCGGCGAGCACTGAGAAAGAGGCTCAGGCACCTGGAACGGGTATTCGCGGCGGATAACCTGCCGGTCGGTCAATTTACCTCCGTACGTGTGAACGTGCCATGAAACAGCCTGTGGTGTCACACCGTACATCCGGGCGATATCCGCCTCAGTCTCCCCCGCAGCTTTCAGAGCCTCAATCACTTCTAGCGAGAGGCGGGGGAGCTGTTCTCTGGTGGTCTTCATCGGTCCTCCTTGTATTAGGGCCGGGTGATGTGCCCGGCCCTGAGTGCGGTGGTTAGAGGCCTGACTTCATGTCCTCTGGGAGCGCATACTTGCCCGTAGTGAAAGGCCATAGGGCGTTCTGCAGATCGTTGTGGGCTTCCCGACGTTCGAGGTCGATCGGACTACCGGTGATGTGCGCGGCAGCCGAATGCTTGGCCATCACCGCTTCATAAGCGGCCATCGCCTTGCGCAAACGATTGACGGCGCGAGTCTCGGCGCGATCGGACATAGTGGTGGCCTCTCTGTCGGAAGCGGTTGCGAGCATGATCGGCAGCCCTAGCAGTTTCGGCTCGAACGGATATGTTCCCAATTCGCGTAGCCGAGATAATCCCAGTGCACGAGAACCGCCCGCCGTCGCCGTAGCGGGGGATTGACCCTTACTGAGCTGCCAGCCGGTATCGGCCGTAAGCGCGTGCCTGGTCGGCCGTCAAGCTATCCACCAACGCGGATAGCCGGTGCTTAGCAGACTCGACTGCCTGCCATTGGCGGGCGCGTACGAACTCCGGCACGCCTGCTAGCTGGAACTCGAACGTCACCGTTGCCGCGCGAACTTCACCCTCTGCGGTTATAAGCTGGTCGAATAGTTCGGTGTCCCCGGCGGTATCGACCGCGCCGCAGCGCGGACACACGCCTTGATCCACCCCGTCCACCACATGTCGCCCGTGCCCGTGCTCTGCGCAGTAGTTCGCGTGCCCTTGCTTAACGGTCGTGCCGTTGGCCGCTGCCATATCCATTCCGTAAATACTCATAGCGATGAACCTACCTACTCTCCCGTTACGTGTCAAGTCCCTCGGCCCCATCGAGGCGGGGGAGGGTGTGCCCCGGCCCCGGGCGAAGGGGAAGCGATCCCCCACAGGGGATCTAGAATCAGGATTGAATCACGCCCGCCTCCGTATACACCGGAGGCGGCAACTCTAGCCATGATAAAGATGGCCAGGCGCATAAGCGTGTCATCATCTTCCGCTCTGCGCGATTTCCGGTCGTGATCCAGTATTTTACCTTGGGCACCCGTCGCACCTTGTAGGCATAACCAGACCGGAACGCCTCCCTCGTATGCTGGGTCGGGTCCAGGGGGATGTAGTCATACCTCGGCGTTTTCCGGTCCATATCAGTCCACCCGGCGTAATTAAAATTTAGCGCCCGATAGATATACCCGTAGTGCCCCGCCTTGGGGTCAGCGTATGAAACAACGATCCGGGGTGGGAGCATGCGAAGCGCTCGTGAGACAAACCAGGACTCCGAATTCGGAGGAAGCCTATCGTCGGTCCACAGGCGGTTCAGTTCAATCACCAGCGAGGGATCCGATGGGCAGGCGGACTTCTGAAGATGTCGTGACGGCGGGGTCCCGAACGTTACCACTCCCATCAGCTTGGGCCCCTGAAAAACACCAAACGCAAAACTGACGGAAGTCTTGCGATGTAGGTAATGGCGCTCCACTACCACCTTTGTCGCTGTGCGGGAGTCGATCCGCTCCACCCGCAGTCCGCAAATCACATCAGACAGCGTAACGGTCGACTCCGACACTCCCGGGCTGATCGGCGATACCCACATGTCCGTGCTGTCACTGACAACACGGCTCCAGGTTTCCCCAGGTCGCTACAGGTCTAAAAAGGTCGGAACAGAACCACACGGGTGTTTTTTCGCAGGTAAACGCCCATTTCCCCACGATACGAAGGGGTTCGAATCCCCTTAGCTCCACCCAAAACCGCAGGTCAGCGAATCTCCCAGAATCTGACAGCACAGATGACATCACAACGGATAGAATCCGGGTATGGCATCAGTGCGTGAACGGGTCCGCAAAGACGGAACCACCGCCTACCTGGTCTCCTACCGGTTCGGCGGCAGAGGAAGCGCACAAGGCGCACTCACCTTCGACAATCGCAAAGCAGCAGACGCCTTCGCCGCCGCCGTCGACGCCCACGGTGCTGCACGCGCCCTGGAGATGCACGGCATCAACCCCGCACCGCGAGGAACCAAGTCCGAGCTGACCGTCGCCGAATGGATCCGCCACCACATCGACCACCTCACCGGCGTCGAGCAGTACACGATCGACAAATACGAGCAGTACCTCGCCAACGACATCAAACCGAACCTCGGCGACATCCCCTTGTCGAAGCTCTCCGAAGAGGACATCGCCCGCTGGGTGAAGGTCATGGAAACCACCGGCGGCCGCGACGGCAACGGGCACGCCCCGAAAACCCTCCGCAACAAATACGGGTTCCTATCGGGGGCACTGAACGCCGCCGTCCCCCGATACTTGTCCACCAACCCTGCGTCGGGCCGCCGCCTGCCCCGTGGGAACGCTGAGGACGACGACGAGATCCGCATGCTCACCCACGCCGAGTTCGACCGGCTCCGCGACGCGGTGACACCTCACTGGAAGCTGATGGTTCAGTTCATGGTGTCGACCGGTTTGCGGTGGGGTGAGGTATCGGCCCTGCAGCCCAGGCATGTGGATTTGGAGACGTCCACGATCAGGGTGCGGCAGGCGTGGAAGTACTCGTCTGCCGGGTATGTGTTGGGGCCGCCGAAGACGAAACGGTCCCGCCGCACGGTGGATGTGCCGGCCAGGCTGTTGGAGCGGCTGGACCTGTCGAACGAGTTTGTTTTCGTCAATACCGATGGTGGACCGGTCAGGTATCCGGGGTTTCTGCGCAGGGTGTGGAATCCGGCTGTGGAGAAGGCTGGTCTGGTTCCGCGGCCGACTCCGCACGATTTGCGGCACACGTATGCGTCGTGGCAGCTAACGGGCGGGACACCGGTGACGATTGTGTCTCGACAGCTGGGTCATGAGTCGATTCAGATCACGGTGGACACGTATACGGATGTGGATCGGACGAGTTCGCGGGTGGCGGCGGAGTTTATGGACGGATTGTTGGGGGACTTTTAAGACCCAGATGCGCCCTACCAGGGGATCTAGATCCTGGTAGGGCGCCTTTTTGTGTTTGCGGAACTCACTCGGTCATAGTCCAGGCTCCGCAGCCGCTTGTGCGGAACATGATGCGGTGGTCGCCGTTGATGGTGCCGGTCCACGACGCAACACCGTCGGGTTGGATGTTCGCGCGGACGGTGCCGGATGATGCTTCACCTTCGCGGAGTGTTTCGCCGCCGCGATACTCGGAGACGCTGACGATGGCCCAGGTGCAGCCGGGGGAGTCGGGTGGGATGGTGGCGGTGTAGGTGCCCCAGTCGTATCCGTCGGCGCCGCCCATGTTGTGGTAGCCGTCGCCGGGGATGGTCCGATACGGGTTCACGCGCGCTGTGGTGGTGGTTGACGTTGTGGCGGCTTGCGTTGTGGCGTCGTCGTCCTTGTCGCCACGGGCGGAGACGAGGGCGACAAGGACGACGACGCCGAGCGCGGCGGCCATCACTTTTCCCAGCGAGACTGCGGCGTTGGTGTTGTTGTTCATGGATGTGTGCGCTTTCTGGTGAGGGGCTGGCAAACGTGACGCACTGTCGGTTATCTAATCGTAATATTCCCATTTGTGGGCTTCGTGTGTCGATCTTGGCAACGATCCGTTAGCGTCTACGCATCCGGTTGCGAGGGGTGGCCGGTGTTGTTCATTTCGGTAGGTGCAGCCCATGTTTGATGACGATCTCGATACTCTGCTGGCGCGGATTTTGAACGCGATGGATGAGTGCCCGCCAACAATGTGGTCGCTGAACCGGGCGCGCCTAGTCCTTGCGGCGTTGACGCGCCCGGACGCTCCTGGCGACGTGGGCGTGGATCGCAGGGCCTGTTTCGCTGGACCTAGGCTGGCGCGGTTGCGGCGGTTCACCGGGCCTGGCGCCTAAGGCTTCCTCCTGGTCTTGATGCGTTTCGCGCGGTGTTCGCGTCGTCTGCGCAGTTTCCATGACATTTCGTACCTCCTGTAATCGTCGCCGGACTTCGGCGAGAAGTTCGTCATCTGAGTAGCGGCCTATCGCCGGCTCAGGTGGCGGCGGCGGAATATCTGACTGCTGAAATCCGGCTATCGCCAGGGCTTCGGTCACATCCCATTCGACGGCTCGGGCAGCGGCGGCCACGGTGGCTGCGGTTGTTCCGATTGGGATCAGTGTGCCTTTGTTGATCTGCCATCCCGTCTCCAACTGCTTCCACCGTCCTGCGCTGACGGCTGGTTTGTCGCCGCCTGGTGGCGTTGTGCGCCGCGATGCTTCGCGCTGAGATAGCCCAGCGCGTTCTCTGTGCCGCTTGAGTTCCGGCCCGAATGGCCAGTCCTCGCGGTGTTCCTTGTTCTCGTTCACGCCTACATGTTCGCGTGCAAACAGGTGCAAAGTCCACTGCTTGCACCGCGCCGATTCTTTGCAGTTACGCGCATGTAATTTTCGAACATCGCAGGTCAATGCGTTGTTGGCGCGAACTCATCGCGAACTGTTGCAGTTTGCACTTGTTCGCAGTACAGTTGGCGGCATGGTCAAACAGTCCTACGGGGTGTGGCAGGAACTCCGGATCATCCGTGAGCGCACAGGTTGGTCATCCGCCGAGCTGTCCCGCGAAAGCGGAGTTTCCGCCCCTTACCTCTCCCAGCTTGAGAACGGTGACCGGTGGCCGAACGCCACCGTCACCAAGAAGCTCGCCGTCGCGCTCAAGGTTCCCGTCTCCGTATTGGAGCGGCCAGCAGAGCAGAAAAACCCCGCTGCATAAAAAAGCCCTCACCCTGTGTGCAGCAGGTGAGGGCAGAGACAACGAGGAGAAGCTCGAATGTCTGAACTCAATCGTATCAACCGAGGGGTCTGCCCGACTCCCGGCAAGAAGCAGTACCGGTCACAGGCCGAAGCGAATCGGTTCATCTTCTACTCGGATCCTCAGCGTCTGATCAAAAAGTCACACGGCGGCGTGACCGTCGGGCTAGGGAACTACGACGGAACTGACCTGGCCTACCTCAATGTTGCCGGTTACCGAAATGACGCCGATGTCCTTCTCACCGCTGATGAACTCACGGACCTGATAGATCAGCTCACCATCATCCGAAACGCGATGAAGCCATGACTTTTCATTCGAAGCCGAGGCCGAAGGTGCAGCACTTTCCGAAACCGAAGAAACCACTGTTTGTGTCGAAACCAAAGAAACCACTGTTTGTGTCGAAACCGAAAGGGGGAGCGAGATGATCGAGGCGTACCCCGTGGAGCAGGTGGCAGACAAGTACCTGCCTCACATGAAGGACCGGGTTCGGTGGATGAAGCGCCGACTCAAGAAGGGCGAGATTCCGGGGAAGCAGCTGTCGCGGAGTGTGTGGGTGATGACGGACGCCCATATTGAGCAGTGGCTTTCGGGTGGCCCGTCTGTAGCCCATCAGGATCCGGTGGAACCGGTGTCGTTGGCTGATGGGTTGTCGGCGCGGTCGCGGCGGAGATTGGCGGCGTCATGACTTATACCGCGCGTCCGTCGGGGTTGTGGAAAGCGTTGGCGGAGTTAGACGCCAGGCAGATGAAGGAAGCGGCGGAGCTGGATGCGTTGCGTGAGGAAAACGCGCGGCTGCGGTGCCGCCTGCAGGAACTGGGGGAGACAGCGTGAGCAATCCAGCAGTAGAAGCTGCGACACGGGTTATGAAGCTGGTTTACGCATACCCGACGCCCAATAGAGACCTTGTTCTTGCTGCCCGCGAGGTGTTGAAGCCGATCCGCGAACTGCACCGGCCCGTTCACGCGGTGTTCAGTTGGTCCGGCGGGGTGCAACTCTACGACCCGTGCTCCGAATGCAACGGCAAAGCCGGTGTTCACCAGTGCGGCTGCTGGGGCGAGCAGGACGTGCAGTACAGCTGCGCGACTTGCCGCGACGAGCGAGGCCGCCTGGTCGATTGGCCCTGTTCGACCGCGCCACTCATCTACACCTCTGAGGAGCTTCAGTGAATCTTGTTGAGCGTTTGAATGCCAGGTTTAACAACGTGATTCATGACGGACTCGCCTTGGTGGGTGCTGCGGTGGATCCGTGGCTGGCCAAGCTTGAGCGTCAGGCCATGAGCAATGCGTTGGGTCGGGATATCGGCCTGGATTACGGGGATGTTCTTGTGGCTGTGGAGGCTGAGGAAGAAGTCCACGAACCCGCCAGGTTCCTCTACTTCTGTGATCGCTGCTTCGCACAGATGGATCAGGGCTACCACGACTCCAACGGTGGCGTCTGCATGGACTGTTCGATGAAGGACAGTGCGATCCGTGCCATCTGGTGCTTCGAGCATCAGCAGTTGCGCAGCGGTTGTCATGGGCTGCCGCATGTTTCTGCCGAACGTCGGGTTTCGGCAGACCAGTCACCCGTCTCGGTGGGTGACATTGGTCCCGGCGCGGGCATGGTTCCCCCGCCCCCCCCCGCGCCGGGACCTTCCAAATGCACCTGCCCCACAGTGGAATGCGAACTCCTCGCTGAAGACATCTGCGATGAGGCTGAGGAAGCCGAACTGCTCGACGAGTTCATGGAGTTGGGGGAGTTCCTGGATTCTGCGACCGCGGAAGAACTCGCCGCCATGCGCCAGCAGCGTGAGGTGTCCGAGGAAGATCTCGCGATGCGCATCGCTGATCTTCATGGCTGGTCTGTGCCGAGCATCGTGGACAGTCGGATCGCTCGGGCTCTGCTGGAGACGTATCACATCACCCCGAGATAGATCGACCCATCCAAACAAAGAAAAGGAACTCCCGATGTCCATTGATCTCGACCGCATCACCCACCCCCTTCGCCTCGCGAAAGGCAGCCACCAACCCGGCTCCGGGAAAGGCTGCGCCATGAACGTCATCTCATACATCAACGGCGACACCAAAATCACCGACTACCCTGAGTGCTCAGCACGCCCACTGGCCGCCCTGGTGCAGATGTGCAACGACCAACTTGCTGGACCTGACGGATTTCTATCACCCGAGAACAGTGTGCTGGTTCTCGACTTGGGTTGGAAGACAGTCGGCACTGCAGGTGTTTCGGATGCTGTCCACGCGTTGTGGATTGCCGACATGCTGGACTCCCCAGAGTGGGGCGCCGTCCGGTTCGCGGATGAGGTTGGTGCGGTGGCGATCCGCGAGATTGCGGATTTGCACCGTCAGGCGGCGGCGGGTCAGGTGCCGTTTGCGTGGGCCGCAGAGAGCGCCGCACGGAACGCAGCATGGAGCGCCGCACGGAGTGCCGCAGGGTGCGCCGCAGGGTACGCCGCAGAGAGCGCCGCACGGTACGCCGCATGGAGCGCCGCATGGAGCGCCGCAGGGTACGCCGCAGGGAGAGCCGCACGGAGCGCCGCAGGGTGCGCCGCATGGAGCGCCGCAGAGAGCGGCGCACTCATCGAGTTCACGCGGCAGTCGATTACCCGGTGGCGCGAACTCGCCGACATCGACCCTGAAACCGAGATTGACGCAGCAGATATCAATTCCGCTCTGGCGCGGATCCACGGCTGACGCAGGCGGGCCGCCGCCCCATTGCGCGGGACGACGGCCCTAACACCGGAAACAACACAACCAAAGAAAGGACGCTTCCGATGCTAACCCCAGATTCTAAACCCGCATGGTGGGACCATCACCAAACCAACTGGGCTGACCTCCCCGTCACCACCAACCCACCCATGGCTGACCTCGACCTCTTGAAGGAACTGGAGGACCTGGCGGAGTTGGTGTTGATCCACACGGAGAGTGTGTCGTGGTTCCGCCCGTTCCTGCCGCCGGTGCACTGGGAGAACGAGCCGACGATCTGGGAGCAGATGAACGGCGACGCTGTTGTCGGGTTGTTGCGTGACTACCTCACCGAGGGAGACGCAGCATGAGGCGCAACGAGAAGTCCTGGCGGTACTGGTGGACGATGCCGCTGCTGATCGCCGCGGGCATCATCGGCCCCGGACTCGCCGCACCAGAAGCCAAAGCAGACATCACATCCGACGCGTTCGTCATGGCCCTCGACTCCGAAGGCATCACCTACAGCTCCAAACCCGCCGTCATCAACGCCGGGAAAGCCGTCTGCGACGTCCTCGACACCGGATACACCATGTACGAAGCCTCAGTCTTCGTGTACAACAACTCCAACCTGGACCTGTATGACTCAGGGTATTTCGTGGGTGCCGCCACCGCATCGTTCTGCCCTGAACATTTGAGCGGCACGGGGTGGGTGTGATGCCGAATTCCCCGTTCATCCGGTTGGCTGAAGTTCACACCGAAGACTGGCGCCGCGGCGCGATCTGCGCACAGATCGACCCGGAGGCGTGGTTCCCCGAGAAAGGGATCCGCAACGACGACGCCAAAGAAACCTGCTGGAAATGCCCCGCACAAGCACGCTGCCTCGAATACGCCCTGGAAAACAATGAGGGCTGGGGTATTTGGGGTGGATTCACGGAGAAGGAACGACGCGCTATCAGGCGTGGAGAAATGACCCCGGTGAACCAACGCAAAATGATGCCTTGCGCGATCTGCGGTAGCGACTTCACACCGAAACACCGCCGCGCCAAGTATTGCTCCAAGAAATGCAAGAACCGTGCCTATGCGTTGGCTCGTCAGCAGCAGAGGCGGGGAGCATGAACATCGACTGGTTCGCTGTCGAGTGCGCCTCCAACGGAACACCCATGCGGCTCAACACCGATGAGCGTCGAATGTTGGTGCGTCGCCGCCCGAACCTCCCAGAGGATGAGTTGGCTCGGCGATCGTTCTGCACAGTCAGAACCATCGAACGTGATCGTGCCGACTTGGCCGACGCAGAACAGCAGCAGTGCCCCCTGTGTGGTCAAACCGCGTGGGTCATCCACACCGGGATTGTGGAAGCACACCCGGACAAGCTGCTGCAGGAATGCCCCATGTCGGGCCAGTCGGTGGCAGCTGATTGGGAATCGCAAACCGCCGCAACCGTTGTGTGGCTGTCCAGGCGTATCCGTGTCGGCGACTCCATCGGCGTGTGGGACTACCTCACCAAGCTTCCCGAGGACCAGCGCACCCAACTACTCATGGCCGCGTTGGCTGGCATCCCTGATGTGGAGGATCCGTTCGCGTGGATCACTGAGGACGTGGAGCAGGTCGCATGAGCAACGGAAACCGACTTACCAATGAGCAGGTGAAGATGATCCTGTCGATGACTCGTGACGGGTTTTCCGCCAGGCATATTGCTGAGGTTGTGGGGTGCTCACCACGCACGGTTACTCGTGTGAGGGCCGCAGCGGATGCGCGGGTGATGAACCCTGACAGGTTCACCCCACTCACCGCAGACCAGCTGGAGTTCGCCGAATACCTCCTCGAGGACGGCGCCCCCTACCAGGAGGTTGCCCGCACATTGGGGGTGTCCAGCACCACCATTGAGAAGCACTTTCCTGGGCGGGCGTGGACCAAGAGGCAGGCTGCTGAGTTCACCGCGTTGATGAAGAAGTTCCGTCGGCTGGAGGCGTCGTGATGTGCAGGTGTGGGCACAACCGGTCCTGGCACAGGTATGCGTGGGATCGGTTCCGCCAAGTGTGGGACACCGGTTGTGAAGCCACCAACTATCACGGCCCTGCTGGGCATGAACGCTGCCGCTGCTCCAAATACCAAGACAAGGAAGACGAATGATCACTGATACGAGGGTCATCACTGCGAGGGATGACGCGAAAGCCGGCGCAGCCGCACTTGATGACGCGAGGTGCGCTTTGCATGAGCTGTTGTCGGAGGGTCCGCAGTTGCCGTTCCTGGACCGTGAAGCGCTGGAACTGAATTTGGAAGTCGTGTCCAAGGCGTTGTCTCGGGTTGATGCGGTGATCGGCTCGTTGGACCGGCTCGCGGACAGGTGGACAGCATGAGTAGCGAAGGCCAGACCCTCACGTGGGAGTGGTTCACCGGTTTTGTTGGCCCCGGTAGGTGGCGTGCGGTACTGCCCGGTGATCGGCGCAACGCGTGGATCAATCCGTCCGATGTGGCGGGTGATTTCCGTTGGTCTGTTGAGGACAACACGTGTGCGCTGGTTTTGGCGTGGGGGTATGAGGAAACGTTGGACGCCGCGATGGCCGCTGCCGCTGCTGCTGCTGCGGAGGTGACCGAATGAGGAAGGCTGCGCGATGAGCGAACCTGATGTGGAAGGACTTGCGAAGCTCCGGGAACCTTTCCCGCCGAATCAGATCGGGAAACTCCCCAAGGGCGGCATCACTCTCGACTTCCTTGGCCATGGTTATCTCACCGCCCGATTCCTGGACGTGGACCCACTGTGGACGTGGGAGCCGTTCGCGGTAGGGGATAACGGGCTACCCCTGCTGGATGAGCATGGTGGGCTGTGGATCCGACTCACCCTGTGCGGTGTGACCCGCATCGGATACGGCGACGCCGGCGGGAAGAAAGGCCCCAACGCCGTCAAAGAAGCGATCGGCGACGCACTCAGGAACGCGGGCATGCGGTTCGGTGCGGCTCTCGACTTGTGGTGCAAGGGAGACCCGGACGCCCCGGCACCGCCGGATCCTACGGTGGCTGAACGCAACGCTCTGCTCCACGAGCTGGGAGATGCGTGCGCAGCTCTGACGCTCGATGAGAAGACGGTGGCCGCCCAGTTCTACGGCAAGTACAAGGTGACGGCGAGGAACGCGAAACCTGCCCAGTTGCGGGAGTTCATTGACGACCTCATGGAGAACGGTGCCCCCGCATGAGCCGCCGGTATACGGGGTTCTCCCCGGAAACCAAAGAACTGATCTGGACCCGCGCCCAAGGGCGGTGTGAACGCTGCAACGAGTACGCCTCAGACGCTACTGCACACCATCGCAGGCCCCGTGGTCTTGGCGGATCTCGCCGCGATGACACCAATCTGGCGTCCAACGGGCTGTGGGCTTGCGGTTCCTGTCATCGTTGGGCGGAGTCCTATCGGACGCAAGCTTTCGCTGACGGGTGGCTTGTTCGTCAATCCCAGTCCCCTATCACTGTTCCCGTCCTCTACAGGGGCAACTGGGTGTTGCTCGACGACGACGGGTTTGTTTACCGAATCCCTAACCCTGTGGAGGCAACACAATGACCCCGTACTACCAGGACGACCAAGTGACGTTGCATCACGGTGACGCGCTCGCTGTCGCGCGCGAGTTGCCTGATGGTGCAGCGGATTGCATCGTCACGAGCCCGCCGTACTACGGGCTGCGGGATTACGGCGCTGAGGGGCAGTACGGGCTGGAGGAATCGCCTGCCGCATATGTCGAGACGATGCGCAGGCTGTTCTCAGAACTGCGCAGGGTCTTGGCTGATGACGGAACACTGTGGCTCAATCTGGGGGATTCATACGCCCGCAACCCGGCGAAGGGCGCCACGGGCACGATGAATGGCCGCAACGTTCCTCGGATGGGCTACGCGGGGAATCGCATCGGCAAGCCCGAGTTGCCTGAGAAGAACTTGCTTGGTGTTCCGTGGCGTGTGGCGTTCGCGTTGCAGGACGACGGCTGGATTCTGCGTAACGCGATCATCTGGCACAAACCCAACGGGATGCCCAACAGTGTCACCGACCGGCTGAGTGGCCGCTACGAGTTCGTGTTTCTGTTCAGCAAGTCACGGCGGTACTGGTTCGACCTCGACCCCATCCGCGAGCCGCATGTGGCACCACCAAAGGGTGGGTTGTTCAAACGTGGTAACGATTCCTACGTCTCGCAGTCGACAGGTACACGTCAGGGCAATTGGGACGGCAAGTACAACGAGCACGGCCGCAACCCTGGTGACGTGTGGACGCTGCCTACCCAGCCGTTCCCGGGCGCGCACTTCGCCGTCTACCCCGTCGCGCTGCCGCAACGCTGCATCCTCGCCGGCTGCAAACCCGGCGGCACTGTGCTCGACCCGTTTAACGGTTCGGGCACAACAGGACTCGCCGCACAGCGCACCGGCCGCCGCTACATCGGCATCGACATCAACAGCGATTACCTAGATCTCTCGCTGCGAACCCGACTGGCTGACTCTGCCCTGAACTTCGAGGAACCCGCACGATGAACCTCGAACAACTGCTGAGCATCCCCATCGAAGCCATGAAGTACCTCGCCTCCGCCGTACTCAAACCCGGAGACACCATCCACTGGCAGGTCCCATGATCACCGTTGTCTGCGCGGAATGCAGCCGCACCCAAGGCTGCCCCATCACCGCCGAATTCCCCACTACCGAACAAGCGCAGGCATTCATCCGCCGGCACCACGCCTTCGCCGACCACCGGGCACACATCCCAGAAGAGGCCGCCAGTGACCGACTGTCTGTTGTGTGACCACCCGAGGTCTTCTCATGCCCCTCAGTGCCGGGTCCGCATGGGTGTCAACCGGGACGACATGAACACCTACACGATCTGTTTGTGCCCCGGATTCGAAGGCGCAGAAGAGGAGAACGACCATCTTGCCTGACGTGCCCATTGGGTTCACGGGAACCCGTGACGCGATGCCGCATGTTCGACGACCAGAAGGAGATGACCCTGCTATGAACGCATCTGAGGATGGCCTCGAACCGCTCGGCGAGGCCCCCGACATCACCCCCGCGGCGACCGGCCAGCGTGCCCGCCGCCGGGCCGGTTCCATCGACGACCGCCGGGTCGAGGTGATCAACGCCGACGAGACCGTGCTGACGGTGCTCGTCTACCCCAACGGGGCCGTCCGGTTCCGCTCCAACCAACCGCGCCAGTGGGTCGCCGAGACGCTGCAGAGGCTCGCCGACTCTCTGCGCGAACGGGCCGACCGGGAGGGCGCGTGAAACTCGGTTCGCTGTTCTCCGGCGCTGGCGGCCTCGACTTGGACAGCAGGTAGATCCGATGGATGCCGCCGAACTCGCCGCCTGGCGCAAACGCCGCCGCTACCACCGATCCGCCTGGGGACGGCCGCGCACGCCGATCCCGCCCGCGCTGAAACCACAACCCACACAGGAGAACCGATGAGCGCCAAACGCCTCGACCAAATGTGCCTAGATTTTGGAGACCCTGCATGACCGTGCCGTACTACCAGGATGATTCGGTCACCCTCTACCACGGGGACGCGCTCGACGTGCTCGCCGAGCTGCCCGATCGCAGCGTCGACGCCGTGGTTTGCGACCCGCCCTACGAGCTGGCCTTCATGGGCAAGAAGTGGGACGGCTCGGGCATCGCCTTCGACGTCGAGATGTGGGAGCAATGCCTGCGGGTCCTCAAGCCCGGTGGGCACCTGCTCGCCTTCGGCGGCTCCCGCACCTGGCACCGGCTCGCGTCGGCCATCGAGGACGCGGGGTTCGAGATCCGGGACTCCATCGCGTGGCTGTACGGCTGCCTCACTGACGACGTTGAGGTGCTGACGCCGACCGGATGGCGCCGAGGCATCGACGTCGCCGTGGGCGACGAGGTAGCGCAATGGAACCCGGTAACGGGTGCGATCACCGCCGCGCCGGTGCAGCGCACCTATCGCGCCCCGTGGCACGGCGAACTGGTCCGGTTCCGCAACAGCGACACCGACCAACTGCTGACGCCAAACCATCGTGTCTGGTACCGCAACAACGATCATCGCGGCGCCGACGGTCGGGCATGGCGCGAGTGGTCGAAGTACCGCGTCGCCGACGCGGGCAGCATCGGCCGTCGCTCGCCGATCAGGCTTCCGCTCGCTGGCGAGCACAACGGACCGGGTGTTGGTGGCGTCGACTACGCGGCGCTGCTCGGCTGGGTGTGGACCGAGGGCGGGTTCGACCGCTCAGGCAGCGGTGTTCGGATCTACCAGTCGTCGGTCAACCAACAGCACTGTGACACCATTGCCGCGCTGCTCGACCGGCTGACACCGCACAAGCGTTACGACTACCAGCGCACCTATAAGCGGCGCAGCGGCGAGCGGCACACCTACACCGCGTCAACATGGTTCTTAACCGGCGACGTGGCCGAGCGGGTCCGGCGCGACCTGCCCGACAAACACCCAACCTACGAGCTGCTATGGCGCATGACGCTCGACGAGAAACGCGCGTTCATCGCAGCGGCGCTCGACGGCGACGGCTCACAGAGCGCACGTGGCGCGTGGCAGTTCTACCAGTCGGATCGGGCCGATCGGGAATGGTTCGCGACCGCGCTGTCGATGGTTGGGTGGCGCGGGCACGTGTCAGATCGACCGGCACCCCGCACGGGCGGCGCTGTGAGCGTGTCGCAGCGCGCCGACACCACACTCACGCCGAAAGCGTTGCGCGAGAATGCCGCCGAGTTCTACAGCGGCGAGGTGTGGTGCATCGGCGTTCCAACTGGCGCGTTCGTGGCTCGCCGTCACGGTCTGGTGTTCATCACCGGAAACAGCGGGTTCCCGAAGTCGCTCGACGTATCCAAGGCGATCGACAAGGCCGCAGGCGCCGAGCGAGAAGTGACTGGAACCGTGGTAACGCGCGATCTTGGACGGCATGGTGAAATCAAGGGGGACATGCTGGTTGGCGTCTCCCGCGGGTCAGCCGAAATCAACCGACACGACCGGCCCGCCACCGACGCCGCCAAGCGGTGGGAGGGCTGGGGCACGTCGCTGAAACCATCGTTTGAGCCCGTCGTGGTCGCGCGTAAGCCGCTGACGGGCACGGTGGCGGCGAATGTCCTGGAGCACGGTACGGGGGCGTTGAACATCGACGCCTGCCGCATCCCCGCGGGCCAGGACTACCGCGACAAGTGCGCCAGCGTCGTCGGACTGGACAGCAACCGCAACGGCGCGGCCTACGGCGAGTGGGCGGGTGCGCGTACCGACTCGGCCCGCGAAGGGGGTCGCTGGCCGACGAACGTGGTGCTCGACGAGACGCAGGCCGCCGAGCTCGACGCGCAGAGTGGGAATCTGCCGGGTGGAGTCACGGTTCGCCGCAACATGCACGGCCAGGAGCAGAACGCTAACGGCATCTACGGCTCTCGGAAGCGGTATGCGTCGGAGGACTTCACCTACGGCGACTCCGGCGGTGCCTCCCGGTTCTTCCCCGTGTTCCGGTACGAAGCGAAAGCACCCGGAGCGGAACGTCCCTCGGCGAACGGTGTTGCGCATCCGACCGTCAAGCCGCTCGACCTGATGCGCTGGCTCGTGCGGCTCGTGACACCGCCGAACGGTGTTGTGCTCGACCCGTTCGCCGGATCCGGCACGACCGCCGAGGCGTGCATTCACGAGCACAAGCGCTGCATCACGATCGAGCGCGAGGCGGACTATCTGCCGCTCATCGTCAACCGACTCAGCAAGCCGATCGAGGTCGGGTTCGACTTCGGAGACGCCGCATCATGAGCGACCCGAGGATCCGCCTGCTGTTCAGCCGCCGCGAGCTGATCGCGATGCAGCGCTGCCCCGACTGCGGCTGGCACCCGAAAACACAAGGGCACCACCCCGACTGCCCGAACCACGAAACGGAGGTGTGACCGGTGCCTTGGTTCTACGTGGATGACGCGTTCGCTGACAGTAAGCCGGTGATGCAACTCGACTCCAGGATCCGCAACGAGGCCGTCGGGTTGTGGGTTCGTTGCGGTGCATGGTCGGCGAAAGAAGAGACGGACGGTCATGTGCCCCTTGATGTTGTGAAGGGGTTCGGCGGCACGCCGAGACTCATTCGCGCGCTGCAAGAACAAGCAGGACTTTGGCAGAAACAGGGTTGCGACAACACGCAATACAAGGATGAGACAACGGTTGATACAACGAGAAAATCTCAACCAAAATCTCGCGAAATCGTGTTTGCCAACTGGGAGAAATGGCAGAAAACCAAGGCTGAAAATGAGGCGCGGCGAAGGCGTGAGGCAAAGAAGAAATCCACCTGGAGAGCTGGGAAAAAGGGCCGCGACTATGTGGCTCAGGATGGGCAGGTGTCCACCGGGGACATGGTGGTGGACACGGATTTACTGTCCACCGGGGACAGCATGGGGGAGTCCCGCTACCCCGACCCGACCCGACCCGACCCGACCCTTATTCCTTTGGTTACTTCTAGTAGGGGGGTTACGTCAGTAGACGCGAACGTTGATTCCCCCCGCCCCGAATGCCCTGACCATGAAACGAACTCAGAGACCACCAACTGCATCCCGTGCATGAAGCGTCGCAAGTGGGACAAGGAGCACCCGGATTACTTCAAGCGGCTGGAGGCTGAGCAACGCCGCCGGCAGGCCGAGGCTAGGCAGGCCGCCATTGATGCCTGCTCGTTGTGTGATGAGTTCGGGGATATCGAGATCGATGATGCGGTCAAGAAGTGTGATCACCCGAATGTCCGAAAGGTGGGGTCACTGTGAGGGACTGGCGGGGGGCGACGGTTCACAGGACCGCTGACAGCCGTTCTGGCGGTTCCGGGTCCAGTGACACCACGGAGGCCCTGAAAGTCGCTCCACGTGGCGCACAGCCCCAGGAATCGACACCAGGAGATGACGCATGACCGGCATGTGGGTCGTCCGTATGGCCCGGAAGCGTGACGGCAGCCTCTACACGTACCGCGTCTGGGATGTGTTCAACCCAGAGGGCCAGTGGTCGGGTGTTTTCGAGTCGTGGGATGAGGCGATGCGGTGGGCCACGGACATCACTGCGCATATCGAGTATTTCCTCGGCTGGCAGGAGTCCCGATGACGATGTTTGTGTCGTCTGCGGATGATCCTCGTGTCCGGCACCTATGCGAGACGCGCGGTGCTCCCGTGCCGCGCGACATCACCACGCAGGGTCTCGCGCGCTGGCTCGGGGCGCACGACCGAATAACCGGTATTGCTTATTGGGAACATTTCCGGTATCGTCTATTCCAACGCAAGCAACCGACGAGAGGAGTCCCCAATGAGCGAGATCCGCGATAAGGCAGAAGCTTTCGCGGTCGAACTGTCCAGCCGCACCTAACCCGCGGCAACGGGAACACACGAGAGAGAGTAAGAACAATGAGCAAGCTTGGTATCGCGTCACTCGGTATCGCGTCCACCATCATCGGTGGCGCCATCGGTCTATCGCCGCAAGCTAACGCTGCGGAGTCAGTGTCTATCTGCCCGTCGGGCAGAAGTGCCGTAGCATCCGCTGACACGTCGTGCGCATTCGCGGACAACGTAGCTGTCGCTTGGTACAGCCAGCCAGGAATGTCGGTACAGGCCTACAGTCCTGTGACTGGACGCGTCTACACCATGACATGCGATCCGAACGCTTGGGCGGTCGATAACTACGGTGTCTATCACTCCGGAGTGAAGCGTTGTGTGGGTAGCAACCCGTACGGTGCGGCCCTCGTGGTGTACGTGCGATGATCGTTCCCGAACTCTCCGGTAACCCGACGTTCGTGCACGTGCTGCGCGTGCCCACAGCCAAGGAACGCCGCCAGTGATCCGCCCCGAGACACGCCGTTGTGACACCTGCGGACGCGAAGGCGCTCGTGGGTTCACGCACACCGTGCGCGGTGTGTACGTCTGCACCAACACCAACGCCTGCCAGCGTCGGCAGAACATGCCGATTTGGCGCGTTCGCGAACTCAACGCGAGGAAATCCGCCCGATGAAACCGAAAATCTGCGGGCACATCTACTGCCCGACTCGTGCGAGGTCGTCGACCCTGCCGACTGGCCGACGAACCGCCGCGCAGCAGCGAGCTCGTCGTGACGACACCGACCGGCGCCAACTGTGGCGCCAACTCAAGGCGTAGGAGACCTGATGAACAACAACACGAAACGCGCTGGACGCCCCGAGGTCGGGCGCCCGGTGAACGTTCGGCTCGGCGACGACCTGCTCGCCGAGGTGGACGAATACGCCGCCGCCGAGGGCATCGCCCGCGCCGAGGCAATCCGGCACCTACTGCGCCGAGGGCTGAAACGGGGCAAGCGATGAACGCGGATGATCCTCGTGTCCAGGCCGCCCAGGCTGCGCGGTCGTGTGACATCTGCAAAGCCCCCAAAGGCAAACCCTGCAGCAACACGATTTCGCCGGGGAAGCCGCTGCCCGGTCGGGTCATCCACTTCGGGCGGCTCACAGACAGAAACCGAGAACCGAAAGGCGACGAATGAACAACCCCGAGTTGCGCGCAGTACTCACAGAAGCCCTCAGCCGGTCGTATTACCGGATCGTTGGTAGCTCGTCGGATTGCCGAGTTGATCCGGGCGAGATCCTTGCTGACGCCGTCCTGTCTCTTCCTGGTGTGGCGGTAATCCAACTACCAGAACCCAACTCCACCCGCTACGAGGACGACGAGTTCCCCCCAGCTGACCGATTGGCCTGGTGGTGCCCGGGCAGCTTGTTCGGCATCTCGCAGTGGGGATACCCGAACGAGGTTCAGATCGCATATAACGGCGAGCCGTTCGAGCCGGTGAACATAATTGAGGCTCGGTTCATCGCCGCTGCCCTCCTCGCTGCCGCTGCTGCTGCGGTTGTGGCTACAGGGGAGGAAGCATGAGGAGTCTTCTGAGCCGCCACGTCAGGGCGTTGCGTACCGCCGTCAAGTTCTACCGCATGAGTCTCGCTGCTCAACGTCGGCGCGAGGAGTGGCGCGCCAAACACGGTGAGGCCAGTTGGATCACAACCCCAGCAGGGGAGGAAGCATGAGCGGGGACGCGCAGAAGATCATGATCGCGGTTCAGCGCCGACACCGGCGGACGTTAAACCTGGAAACTGGACACTCCCACTGCCAGGGTACGCGGGTGGGTGAATGTGATTTCCGCGACGGTTCGCTCGACGATTTCGAGGCCCACGTCGCCGCCGAGATCGACAGAGCCCTCGGAGGACTCAGGCGGGAAACCCGCGTAATCGAGAGCATCTTCGAGCTGGGCGTGCCAGAGCCTGCAACCCGATTCGTTACCCACTGGATGGAGATACCTGATGAGTGATGTTGTTGAGCGGGCCAAAGCCACGCTGGAAGGCGTGACCGAAGGGCCATGGACGTTCCAGCACTGGGGCGGACAGAACCAGAACGGCGACTACGCAGAGTCGATCCTCTTCGACGGCGCTGGCGAGTCCATGACCTACGGACTGCCCGACCGTGACGGCGAGTTCATCGCCCAGGCGCGCACTCTCGTTCCTGAGTTGGTCGCTGAGGTTGAAGAGTTGCGTTTGGTGGTGGCCGCTGCCGCTGTCGCGTTGCGAGGAGAGACCCGATGACCTTGAGCGATGCAATAGACCTGATCAACGCCGAGCGCGTGAAGTGGCTTCGATTCTGCGAAGATGCCGCGGCTCGTCTAGACGGAGAGGCCTGCGCAGCTGGCGCAGCCAGGGCTAGCGGCCTGGCAGACGCACTGGTAATCCTGGCGAAAGTAGTGCCCTGATGAACGAGACAGAGCTCAAAGGGAAGTTCTGCAAACAGCTGTACGACGTGTGGTGCAACCCCTACTGGAACGGGATTGATCACGAAGCGTGCGCCGATTGCGCTGGAGTGGAGGAAGCATGAGCGACCCGGTAACCCGCGCAAAAGCCGCGCTGGAAAGTATCGGAGATGGACCGTGGACCATCGACTCCGAAGATGGCGAACCGATTATTCACGAAGCCCACCACTATGACTCGGCGGATGAGTGGTACGACGTGGACAGTCCAAACGGCGGATGGGGGGCTCACTGCGAAGACCTCCCAGTGGCCGAGTTCATTGCCGCCGCGCGCACTCTCATCCCTGAACTGGTGGCCGAGGTTGAGCGGCTGCGCAAATTGGTGGGGGGAGGAAGCGTGAGCAGCGAAGCCCAGAACGTGATCGCCGACGCGATGGGGAGGCATCATCTGGAAAACAGAATGCGCATAGGGCATGGCGAACGGGTTGAGTGGTGGGAATGCCTCGAATGCGGATGGAAGTCTGAAGAGTTCGACCTTAACGACGCGGAGGTTCGCCGCGAGATTGAGCGAGTCAAGCGGGCGCACGTGGCTGAGGAAATCGACAAAGCCCTCGGAGGACTCAAGCCCTGGTACCGGGAGGATTAAGATGGGACTAGACACTACGCACGACTGTTGGCACGGGGCATATAGCGGGTTTACCCGGTTCCGTGAGGTTGTTGGGCGCGCCGCCGGACTCCCCTACATCATCCCTAGTGACCCTGACCACTGGAGCCATGGCAGTCCGGTTCTGGATTTTGACTGGGATCTCTATACGCTCGACAACTACCAGGGTCGATGGCGCAAGAAGGACCCCGTCTGGCGGCGGCCGGATGACATCTACGGAATCCCCAAGCAGGATGACGTTCTCTACCTGCTAATCCATTCGGATTGCGACGGGGAGCTGCGACGTGGCTATCTCCCCCGGTTGAAGGCCAGGCTCGAAGAGTTGGAGCCGGAGTACGAGCGGCTGGCGAATGATGATGACTATCTGAGGGGGCGACTACGCACCTTCATAGAAGGACTGGGTAGTGCGATTGACGCTGGCGAACATGTGGGGTTCGGATGAACGACATCCTCAAAGAGATCATGCGTGAAACTGTTCCCGCCCGCGAGGGGTGGATTCTCCCGCCTGGATGGATCGGTGACCGCACAGCTGCCCGCTGGGTGTCGGGATGGAGCGAGGCATGAGCGATCGGTTCTATGTCTTGGACTGCGATAGGTGCGGAAAGACGTTGGGTTGGACCACCAATGCTGCATTCCCGATGTGTGGGTTGACGCGGTGCACCGACTGCATGCGGGAGGCGATCGCGTGATTCAGGTTCATTGCCGGGAGTGCAACCGTGTCTGGGACCAGTCGTGCGAAGACTGCGCTCAGTGGAAAGCGGATCGTCACTCGATCAACACGGGGCATACGGATATACGGATCATCCCGGACACCACACCACCGCGGCCTGTGGTGGATCAGGGGTGGGCGGAATGGCTCACGAAAGGAAAACCATGACTACCCCTGAGCGTGCAGATCTGGTTGAGCGGGCCGCGCAAGCCATCTGCGAAACCACCAGCTCCGGCCGCATGTTCCCCTGGAACACCCTGTCGGAGCAGGAGAAGGATGCGTGGCGGCGGATGGCTGACGCCGCGTTCGACGTCCTCGTTGAGGCATGGTTTCCGCCGTTCTGATGCCGAAAACACCTGAAACCCCCGTCGAGCACATCGAGTTCGCGCGGGAAGAAGCCCGCCAAGCCGCATACGAGTCAGCGACCACTCACGCTCTGATCGCTATCGCCCAACTACTAGCCGAAAAGGACCAGCAATGATCGACAAAACCCCCCGAGAACTTCCGCCGTTCCCCGTCGATGACTTCACACTGACTCAGATCGAGCACGCCCTCGACACATGCATCGAGATCACCGACGACGGGGAACACCGGTGCGTTGGCGGCGAGTTCACTCTCTCCGAGCTGCTCGATTTCCTGTCCGGGCACGATCCGGAGCGAGCCACCTTGATCGGCTACACCGACACCATCCCCGGCACCGACATGCACCACGATCACGCCATCCCGATCTATGAGTCCTGGGACTCAAGGTACAGCGAGAACGACCTGATCCGCGCACTCGTAGCCCGCATCAGGGAACTGGAGGCGCAGCCGTGACTTTGTCTGTGATTCTCGCTGCCCAGGCTCGTTTCCTCACTGAGAGCCCTGTTTGTCCGGTGTGTTTCCAGCCCCGCACCGAGCATTCCACCGACTGCAAAGGACACCACAAATGATGAACCTCGGGTACGACAGCATCGAGGACCTTTGCGAGAAGGTCGATGTCGGGTCGGTTGTGCAGTCTGAACCTAACCAGGAGGGGGAAAACGAATGACTGATGCTCGTGTGGCTGCGTGGATCGCCGCGTGGGACAACCTCAATCAGGTAAACGAAACTTTGAAAGCTCAATACAGTCGCGGCCGCATCGAGGACCCCGACGAGTACCGTGCTGTCCTGCAAATGAGCGCAGACATCTACACCCACCTCGCCGACGTCCCAGCAGAGGTCGGCGTTGCCGCAGCGGAACTACTTGAACACCGCGAGAAGGAACTTCAGGAACAGGAAGCAATGTTCAGGAAGGCGTTTGACGAATGACCCAGCCGATCGACACCGATACCCATGTGGAAACACCCACCAAACCCAAACACATGGACCCCAACAAACTCCGCCACACCCTCTACAGACTCACTATCGACTGGCTCCAACTCCACATCCAACTCCCCACACCACCACACCGACAAACCCCCCGCCGCACCAAAACCCACACCTACGGACACCCCGCAGAATGGGCCAGCGACACCACCGCACTCATCGCCGACGTCATGACCTCATGGCACGACTACCTCGCCGAACAGCGCAACGAAACCCCGCCACCCAAAGGAAACGAACAAACACGAATCATCGCAGCCTGGAAATACCTCGAACCACGCTGCGAACAACTCACCCAACTCGTCACCTACGACGACCTCAAAGAACTCCCCGACCTACACCACCGAATCATCCGAACACTCGGATACACCAAAGCGCCCAAATACACTCTCCCCGTGCCCTGCCCGTCCTGCGGACTGCTCTCCATGGAACGCACCATCGGAATGGGCGGCAACGACTACATCGCGTGCGGCAACCCCGACTGCACCTACATCGTCCGCGACGACCCCGACGGCAAAAACTACAAATGGTTGATCCGTGTATGTCTCGACACGCTTATCGAGTCGGAACAACAAGCCGGTTGATCTTTCATGTAAGATGACTGCCAGTAGAAGAACTATGCCCGCACCCGGACTAGCTTTCGGGTTTGTGGGCATTTTTCATGCTCACATCCGGGAAGGGATCCGAGCTTAGATGGCAGGAACCGCAGTCCTCACCCCTGACGGTATCGACACACTCGTCACCGCAGCCGAAGCGGCCTCACTATGCGGTGTCACCACCAGCACCATCTATGTGTGGGTCAATCGTGGCGCCCTCGCACCGTCCGGGAAGAACCGACTCGGGCACAACGTTTACCGCGTCCTTGACGTCGCCAAAGCTGAACACGCCACCCGCGCAAAGGCCCGGCGGCACCGGTGAGCACCTTCCCCGCACCCCGCACGCTCACCGAACGCATCCAAGGCGCGCACCTCAACCTGAAACTCGCACGGCAGGCAGGCAACCCGGACATCATCGCCGCCGCTGAACGCATACTCAACCAGTTGGTTGACCGTTTACCCCGCTCCACCAGCCAGGAGAAGTAGTACCTCATGCCGGACAGCGACCCGATCGATTTCACCGCAGCTGGCGAAGCCGTCGCCGAAATCTTCATGGATGGCATCCGCGCGATCATCGCGCAGGAACTCGACGCACGTGGCGTCAAAGGCCCGTCCACTGTTGTCAATAACGTGGTTCCGTACTCGCTGCCTGATTCGCAGGACGCGCAGTACATGGAAGCCACGTATGAGGCGGACGTCTGATGCCGCTCAAACACCTCCGCATTTGCGACACCTGCGATCGTGTCCGTTTCGCACCCTGCGGCAAAGCATGCCGAGTCCCCAACGATATCGATCCTGACTCGTGGCGAATCAATCTGCAGGACGGTGCAGGAACGATCGGTGGCGAAGGGTGTGCCGACAGAATCAGCGACGGCCGCGCAGTCGAATATCCCAAATGAGTAGCCTCACAGACCTCACGGACTTCCTTAACCGCACGCTGAACAACCTGGTTCACCCCGGCGACGAAAACACCAAACCCTTCCCGATCCTCCTGCCGGGACTACGGCCTGTCAGTGTCCCCCCGGAACTCGCCGGCCAGTTCGCTGAAGAAGCAGGTCTACCGCACCTCGATACCCCGAAACTGGTCGCGGAAGCGCTCGCCGCGGCGATCACCCAAAACTATGTGATCCTCACACGCGAAGAAGCAGAACAGCTGCGCCAGAAAGCGGCCGACGCACCGACCGGGCACCGCGTCATCAACATTCGCACCACACCCACGGGCCAGCCTGTCCTGTCGATCACCATCGACAAGGCAAGCAACGATGTTGTTGTCCCCGCGAAAGCGTTGCAGAAAGCAGCTGAACAGTGATCCACATTGAAGTTGACGGGAAAGTGCTCATGCACGCCGACCCCGGCCAGTGGACCACCACGCCACCCGATGTTCAAGCGGTCCAGAAAGCTGGACCCAACGAGCCTTGGATGTTGCCGATCATGGCCGCGCTCGCCAAAGCCGCCACCCTCGCGATGGCCGGGGCGAAACATGAGGACACCACAATCCGCGTGACCACACGCAAGAACGGCTGGATGATGGACTGCACCAATGGATGACGCGGCCCGCGCCCGCCAGGAGCTGCGCCGGTCCAACGCTGCCCAGCCGCACCGCAACCGGCACCGTGAACGCAAAACCGGACGCACCACAGACCGCAACATCTGCTACTGCGGAGACGCCGACTGCCCAGACTGCGGCGAATGGTACGAGTGAAACAAGGGGGAGCCGCACATGGGATCATCGGCCCGCGAGCGGCGATTCCACCCCGCATACGGGGCTGAATCATGCGGCGGGCCAACATGCGAGGAGTTGGGACACACACCCTGCGATAGGGCGGTGACGATGGAGGAAGCTATCGCTCGCGACATACAAGCGGGGTTTCTGCCCAAATCTATGGTTTGCCATTGCGGCGCACCCGGTGAGCGATACGCGGGCAAGAGATACGCGATGTGCCCGCAGTGCGCCTACGGCGTGCACGAAACCTGCTATTGCAGCGAGACCCCCGAGGGTTAAGCCGACATGACCGATGTCGTGATCAACGGGACCCGATACGTCCCCGAAACCACCAACGGAACCACAATCGGAATCGGCGTCACCACCCGCAACCGGCGCGACGTCGCCGACCAAACAATCTCCCACATCCGCCGCCACACACCCAACGCCAAACTCGTCATCATCGATGACGCCAGCGACCAACCGTATCCGGCGGCGACCTACCGGTTTGCCCAACGCGCAGGCATCGCACGAGCCAAAAACAAATGCCTCGAACTACTCGCCGACTGCGAACACATCTTCCTGTTCGACGACGACTGCTACCCGATCGCCGACAACTGGTTTCAGCCATACATCGACTCACCCGAGCCGCACCTGATGTACCAGTTCACCGACCTCGCCGGCGGACGGAAACTCAACGACGTCACCAAGGTCTACGACGACGGCCGCCACTTCGCGTTGACCGGCGCCCGCGGCTGCATGATCTACGCACACCGCAGCGTGATCGAACGCGTCGGCGGCCTCGACCCTGAATTCGGCGGCTGGGGATGGGAACACCCATCGTGGTCTGATCGCATCTACAACGCCGGTCTCACCTCGTTCCGCTACGGCGACGTCTGCGGATCCAACAAGCTCATCCACTCCATGGACGAGCACCTGGAAGTAAAGCGTTCCGTCCCGACCGAGGAACGCAAAGCCGTCGCCTCCCGCAATGCCGAGTTGTACTGGCAGCACCACTACACCAGCAGCCACCACATCCCCGTAGTGGCACCTGAACGCCGCGTCGTGCTCACTTGCCTGCTGTCGAACAAGCCTGACCCGCAGCGCAACACCCGCATGCGGCCCGACGTCAAACTGCTCGAAACGTTGATCACCTCCATCACTGGAGGTGAAACCGTTGTGCTGTGCGACAACCCACTCACCCACCCGCAGGCGTCATTCGAGCGAGTCACCAGCCCAGTCGATAACCCATACTTCGCGCGCTGGTACCTGTACTACCAATGGCTCCGCGCCAACCCCGACGTCAAATGGGTGTGGTGCGTAGACGGCACCGACGTCGAAATGCTCACCCCTCCGTGGGAACACATGCAACCCGGGAAGCTGTACACCGGGCACGAACCCGCCGTTGTGGGGATCGACTGGATGCGCAACAACCACAAAGCCACACACCTGCAACAGTTCATCGACACCCACGCCGACCGCACCCTACTGAACGCGGGGATCGTGGGCGGCGACCGGGAAACCGTCATGGCATTCGCACACGACATGGCCGCCGACCACGAAGACCAACTTCGGCGCGTCTGGCACAAAGACGACGCCCCGGGAACAATCATCGGCGACATGGCGACACTCAACTACGTCGCCTATACCAAACACGCCGACCAACTCATCCACGGACCCCAGGTGGTGACGGTCTTCAAGGCCAACGAACGCAACGACTGGTCATGGTGGAGGCACAAGTAACAATGGTCGCGAGGCCCATGGTCACGATCCACCGACGCACCGTGCACAAGCAGTTCACCAAGCAGATCGCCTGGGAGAAAGAACTACAGGCATACCGCACGATGCCATGGGCCACGCCCAAACTCATCGACTTCGGGCCCATGTGGATCGAGGTCGAACGCTGCACCCCGATCCTCAACATCCACCCCAACTGGTCCCGGCGCTACGCCGAGCCGCTGTGGGATCTGCTCGCCGCCATCCACGCCGCCGGCTGGTGGCACTGCGACCCCTGCCTGATCAACGTCGTCGTACACCCCGACCGCGGCGTGCTGCTCATCGATTTCGAGAACCTCACACTCGCGACCGGAAACCGCTCCTATGACCTCTACGGCGCACGCGCCGCCGGTGTCGAACCCGCCTGGCCCGGACTCGGCCCAGACGGCGTGTACTGGAACGGACCATGGCCGTCGTGCCCCGGACCCTACTGGGACGAATGACAATGGAGCGGAGCATGAAACCCGGCGACAACGTATGGGTCGACTTCAACGGACTCGAACACGAAGGCACCGTCGAGAAAATCCAATCCAGCGGCTGGGTCAGATGCTCCATCGCCATCGACCCCGAATACGACTACGGCAGCATCACACCACGACTCACACCACACACCACTGTGGCCGTGAAAACCACACGCATAAGGCCACGATGACCCACACCATCGGCATCGTGGCCCACACCAAACGCGCCGAACAAGCACACCGGCTCATGGAAACCGTGGGCGCCGCATACATGAGCATCGACAACGGCGCACTCGGATGCGAAGCCAACCACCGCAAAGTGTGGCAACACCTCACCCGCCACAACACAGACTGGCTCGTGGTCCTCGAAGACGACGCCATACCGTGCAACAACTTCCGCGACCAGCTCGACGCAGCGCTAGCAGTGGCACCCAGCCCAGTGGTCAGCCTCTACCTCGGGCGAGAACGACCCCGCGAATACCAACAACGCATCGCCAAAGCCGCTGACACCACAGCACACTGGCTCACCTGCCGACGACTACTCCACGCAGTCGGAATCGCCATACACGCCGACCTCGTACCCCACATGCTCAACCAACTGCCCAACGGCAAACCCATCGACGAAGCAATCAGCGCATGGGCACGCCACCAAAGCCACACCATCGCCTACACATGGCCCAGCCTCATCGATCACGCAGACGAGACGCCAATGATCGCCACCAGAAACGACAACCAACCACGAACACCAGGCCGCGTCGCATGGCAACACGGAACACGCGACACCTGGACCACCGACACCCAACCGATCTGATGCCACGCGCGCCTAAGGTCTGCCGACACGCAGGCTGCACCACACTCACCACAACCGGCACATGCCCCCAACACACCACACACCGCTGGGGCAACCACCAAGGACGCAAAGTCCCACACTGGTTGCAGCGAGCCACCTTCCGGCGCGACAATTGGACCTGCCAAAGCTGCGGACACACCGCGACTCCCGGCAGTGGACAACTCCACGCCGACCACATCCAACCCCGATCACGCGGCGGCACAGACACACTCGACAACATGCGCACCCTATGCAAGGCATGCCACGCGCCGAAGTCCCGTGCCGAGGCCCGCGGATCGAACACCTGATCGAAAACCGGTCGAAAGTTAGCTGGAGGCGCGAAACGTGCCCTGACCTGCGGAAACGGCGACCGGCGCGCAAGCCTCTGACCTGCGGAAACACCCCCCCAGCAACCCCCTCCCCGGGGGTCTGCGCGGCCCCGGACGGCGC